ATTTTGTCAATAAATACTTGTAACGAGGATTACCAATTATGGCAGACACATTTGATTTTGACCCAACTAAAAAACCTGTAACTACAGGAGACATCATTGACGGTGCCAAAGATTTGGCACAACAAACAGTTGATGTATTACAGGCAGGCGGAAAAGGGTTTATGAAAGCAATTCGCTCTCGAACTATCCCCACCGACGGTGAGCCACCAGAAATTGATATAGCAAGTGCGTCTTGGGCACAAGATCCCAACTCAAAAGATTGGAGAGTCAAATTAAGCATACCTCCTATTAAAGCATTTACAGAAAGTCCTTACATTCAACGATTGATTACTTCTACAGGCGGACTGTGTTTTCCTTATACGCCTACAATTATTATGAGTCATCAAGCAAGTTATAATGCAATTACACCAGTACATAGTAATTATCCATTCTTTGCTTATCAGAATTCAAGTGTGGACGCAATGACGCTGACTGGGCAGTTTATTGTACAAAATGCATTAGAAGGTGAGTATTGGATAGCAATGTTGCACTATCTAAGAAGTATTACAAAAATGTTTTACGGTCAGACATCTAACCAAGGTTCACCACCTCCTATAGTTAAATTAAATGGATATGGTGATTATGTGTTTAAAGATGTGCCTGTAGTAATTACAAATTTTACCCTTGATATGCCAACTGATGTTGACTATCTTGCTGTCGATCTTGATTTTGGATTTAATGCTCCTTCAACAGCAGACGGTAATTTTGGTAACTTTACAAAACTTACAGGTGATACTGATAGAGGCAAAATTGGCTATGTTCCAGTAGAAAGCCAAGTTACTGTAACACTACAACCTATCTACTCAAGATCAGAAGTAGAAAAATTCAGTTTAGACACATTTGTCAAAGGCGGATATATTGGTTCTAACAACAAAGGATTTATTTAATGTCAAATAATTCACCCTGGTCAAAAACACGTCTTGTACGCAATCAATACTTAGGTATTTTAAGTATTAGACCTGTTCCTGAAGACGGCGACGATGTTGTGTATGAAATAGAATCGCAATATCATCAACGTCCAGACTTGTTGGCGTATGACATGTACGGCTCTCCAAAATTATGGTGGGTATTTGCTCAACGAAACATGGATTCATTAAAAGACCCTATATATGATTTTAGGGCCGGATTAAAAATTTATGTATCAAAGGGTAGCAAATTAAGACAACTGTTGGGAGAATAATATGGCTAATAAACCATTAGGTCCTCCAGGTACAGAAATAGACTATGCATCTATAGTAAACAACTATGTGGCAGAAAATAAAGATGAATTAAATGCCGCAGGCGCCGGAGAATCTGAAAACACCGGCACTGAAAATATGCAAGACTTTTCAGATACTCCTGAAAAGGTAAACACAAATGCGTCAAGCATTGAAACTACAGTCGAAACAGATAAAAATGCAACTACTACAGAAAAACAAGAGACAGTTTCTCAAGAACGGGTAACAGTTGATCCGGCAAAGGTTGCTTACACAGCAGACGGTAGAGTAGTTAACCTACCTATTCCAAATCTATTAAGAAATTTTGCAAGTTACAATTATAGGATAGGAATGTATGCGTTAACAAACGAAGAAATAAACAATCCTGATGCAACCTATAGAATTAAACGTCCTAACATTGCAATACTACAAAGTGGCGGCGGTCTTGGAGATAGTAAAGTATTAACAGGATACGAATCCAGTGGTAGAAAGATTGAATTTTTTATGAATAATTTAGAGATTGAATCTCTAATTTCACCTAACCAAAGAAAAGGTACAACTAATGCAACAGGATTTAGATTAGAAATCCAAGAACCATACAGTATGGGTTTGTTTTTACAAACTTTGCAAATGGCATCATATCAAGCAGGACATGAAAACTATGTAGAAGCACCTTTCCTTTTAACAATTGATTTTATAGGTTGGGACCAAGACGGTAATCCTGTTGAAACACCCACAGCAACTAAGATGTTGCCATTTAAACTTGTAGGAAGTGATTTATCAGTTACAAATGGCGGTAGTGCATATGTAGTCGAAGGTGTTGCCTATAATGAAGGCGCACTCAAAGACGCAACACAGGGTATTCCGGTCGACGTAACACTTGTAGGTAGAACAATTGAAGAACTGTTACAGAGTAGTCCTAAAAGTTTATCTGCAGAAATGAACAAATACTATCAACAAAAAGCAATAGACAAAACTATTAGTACCGCAGATCAATATTTTATTGTGTTCCCTAAAACCCGTGCAACAAAAGGCAATTCATCAGGAACTATTAGTGACGGCGGCGCAGGAGCAACAACTGCTTCAAACAATGGAGCCCCAAGTGTAAGTGTAAGCAGTAAACAGTCCACAAGAAACACTGCCACAGCAGAAGAGTTACAAGAACTGTATAAAAAAATCAAAGGCGGGGAAGCACCAGAACAAGCAGAATTAGAAAAATATCTAAATGAAATTAAAGCAAAAATTTCAACCACAGCCTTAGGTGAAGAAATTAGAGAAAAACAAACAGGTAAAGCAAATAGTAATGTTATTGGAACATCGCAAATGTTCAACCTTGAGCAACTTGGTTCTACCCAACAACCATTTGGTGATGCAAATTTTACTTGGGACAAAGAAAAGAATGTATGGAAAAGAGACGGAGGACAAATGCAACTGTCTCCAGGATTGGGAGAAATTAAATTTGGCCAAGGCACAAGAATTCAAGATATTATCGAAGAACTTATAATAATAAGTGAATATGGTAGAAACCTTACCAGCGAACCAAGTGACGGAACGGGTATGAAAAATTGGTTCAAAATTGATACACAAGTTTTTAATATTACCGATCCTATAACAGAAAAGAAAACAGGTCAACCTCCAAGGATATACGTTTTTAGAGTATTGCCATACAAAGTACACGAGGCAAAATTTTTATCACCTGATAAAATTCCATATGGTATCGAAGCACTGAGAAAACAAGTGTGTAAAGAATACAATTATATCTATAGTGGAAAAAATGATGACATTATTAATTTTAATATTAACTTAGACAACACATTCTTTAAAAGCATGAGTCCAGGAGTATTACCTAAGGTAAATGTAGAAGAAGGAAAAGATGCAGAAGAAAATCCACAACAGACATTAGAACAAACAGAAGTTGACAACGAGCAACTTATCAGTGGAAAAACTGCTCCAGACATTAAAAACAACGCTAAAGCCGCAGGTGCGGTAAATCAAGATGACATGCGAATTGAGATTGCACGTAGGTTCAATGATGCAATTATTAATTCTAATGCAGACTTACTTTCAATTGAGATGGAAATTTGGGGTGATCCCTATTACATTTCAGACAGCGGATTTGGAAACTACAACTCAGAAAATACACAGTTGATTAATATTGATGCAGATGGTAATATTGATTATCAATCGGGCGAAGTTGATGTTCTTATCAATTTTAGAACGCCGGTAGACTACAAAGAAAATGGTATGATGGGATTTCCAGATGAAACTATAGCAGTAGATTCCTTCAGTGGATTATATTTGGTAAGCATAGTGAAGAATAGTTTTAACAATGGTGAATTTAAACAAACAATTGAAGCCATACGTAGATCAAATCAGTATCCTAAAAAACAAACTTCGCAAGACAGTGAAAACAAAGCAGGTCAAACTGTTGGCGACGGTGATGGTAGAAAGTTAGATTCAAGCACCATCAATCAGATTAATAGCGAAAACCAAAAAGGATCTATTAGTGCAGGACCTCCAGGCACACAATCAACCGCTGACGATAGAATTGCCGCTCAACAAAATCAAAAAATATTAGCACAAGAACAAGCACAAAAAGCAACAGAGGGAGTCCAGTAGATGAGTCATGAAACTCGCACAGCAGGCCAGCAAGAAAATCTCCAACCCGGTCCTTTTATTGGTAGGGTGGTTGGACACCTTGATCCCAACTACATGGGAGGCATTGAAGTTGAACTACTGAAACTAAATTCAAGTTCAGGACAACAACTTGACGGTCAAACAGTTAAAGTACGCTACGGCGGACCGTTTACTGGTCAAACACCAGCGGCTGGTTTAAGCAAAAATAAAGACTACAAATACACACAACAATCATATGGATTTTGGATGACTCCGCCAGACATTGGAACGAGAGTAATTGTGGTGTTCATTGAAGGACAGCAAAACATGGGATTCTGGTTAGGGTGTATCCAAGATAACTATGTTAATTTTTCAATGCCTGACAGAGTAGCAACATCATTTGTTAACGCTCCAGGACAAACACCGGGCAGTAAAGAAAGTATTAGTAAAACAGGAAAAGCAGTTGTAGGTGAAATAAACAAAAAGAATCTTGAAGATAACAAAGGCAACGATCCTACAAAATTTAAAAAACCTATCAATGAAGATTGGATGAGCACGTTACACAATGCAGGGTTAAGTGCAGATGGTACAAGAGGACTAAGTTCTGCAAGTGCAAGACGTGAAGTGCCAAGCATGGTGTTTGGTATAAGCACACCCGGCCCATATGACAAACGTCCTGGTTACGTAAAAGCACCGTATGGTCCTAAAGAAACACGAGCACAAATTCCATTTGGCCGCCTCGGCGGAACGCATTTTGTTATGGACGACGGTGATGATAAATTTTTAAGGAAAGGTCCTGCAAGTACTACAAAGAAAGAATATGCAAATGTAGGTAAAGATGAAAAAGGAGTGCCACAATTACCAGCAAATGAACTTATGCGTATCAGAACACGCTCAGGACATCAAATTCTTTTTCACAACACAGAAGATTTAATACGCATTGATCACGGTAGCGGAAATTCATGGATAGAACTAAGTGCCAATGGTAAAATTGATGTATATGCAAAAGATTCAATTAGTATGCACACTGAACAGGATTTAAACATAACTGCTGATAGAGATATCAACATGCAGGCAGGCAGAACCTTCAATTTAAAAACAAACTTTGGCATTAATATGGAGTCTCTAACAAGTATTCAAACACTTGCAGGTTTAGCAACAAATATAACAAGTGGCTCAACATCAAACATATACAGTGCATTAGGACATTTTGAGACAGCACTACAGATCCATATGAATGGCCCAGAAGCGGCACAGACAACTCCGTTGTCCACTCACGTGGTTCCCGGCGCTACCGCTACCGCTGTCGCGTCCTTGCACAAACGCTTGCCACAGCACGAGCCGTGGACACACCATGAAAATGTTGATCCACAACAGTATACACCTACAATGACTGATAGAACCAATGACGTTGTTATTCCGTCAGCACAGGATATAGATACATTACCTGATACATTTAAGAAAGATGGTGCTTAACAGCACATAAATACACATATGAGTAGTTTAGAAAAAGATACAATTAAAAATGTACGTGTTAAAGAAAACCTTAGACAGCAACCTGTTGTAAAACAGCAAACTTATAGAGGTTTAAGCACAGTAAATCCTAATAACTTATCATACACACTATATGATATAGGTCTTATCAAGCAAGATCTACTAAATCACTTTCATATTAGGCAAGGAGAAAAATTAGAAAATCCAGAATTTGGAACAATTATTTGGGACGTTTTGTTTGAACCTTTGACTGAAAATTTAAAAGAAGCAATAGCAGACAATGTAACAACAATTATAAATGCAGATCCAAGAATTAATGCCGCAAGAGTGATTGTTGATCAGTATGAAAGTGGTATTCAAATAGAGTGTGAACTACAATATCTACCATATAATATCTCTGAAAACATGAAATTACAGTTTGATCAAAGAAATGGCTTCTTAGATTAGAGATTTAAGTACTCGGTTATCTCAAACAAATAAATACTTTATAACAAGGAATAGGAATGTCAACAACAGATAGACAGAATAGATTACTACTTGCAGAAGACTGGAAGAGAGTATATCAAACATTTAAAAACGCAGACTTTAAGTCGTATGACTTTGATAGTCTACGCCGTACAATGATCAACTATCTGCGTCAAAACTATCCAGAAGACTTTAACGATTATATTGAATCAAGTGAATATCTTGCTTTGATTGACTTGATTGCTTACCTTGGACAGAATTTAGCATTTAGAGTAGATTTAAATGCACGTGAAAATTATTTAGAATTAGCAGAGCGTAGGGAAAGCGTACTACGGTTAGCACGTTTACTTTCTTATAATCCAAAACGTAATCAATGTGCTAACGGGTTATTAAAGTTTGAAAGTGTGCAGACTTCGGAAGAAATTGTTGACAGTAACGGAGTAAATCTTTCTAACCAAACTATTATTTGGAATGATCCTTCTAACCCTGATTGGTCAGAACAATTTAGAAAAGTGCTTAATTCTGCATTACCAGAAAATTCTATTATTGGTCGACCTATTAAAAAAGAAACAATCAACGGTATTACTACTGAGCAGTATCGTTATAATGCAACAAACACAAACTTACCAATTTATAGTTTTAATAAAAACGTAGGCGAAAAGAATATGGTGTTTGAAGTAACAAGTGCCAGTATTACTAAAGACAAAATTTTCGAAGAAACACCTTTACCTGGAAACAGTTTAGCATTTTTATATAGAGAAGACGGCAAAGGTGCTGGAAGTAGTAACACAGGATACTTTCTACATTTTAGACAAGGTGTTTTAGACAATGGAGTATTTACTGTAGATAGTCCAACAACAAATCAAACTGTTGCAATTGATGCAACTAATATTAACAACTCAGATGTTTGGTTATACAAACTTGACTCAAATGGTAATGAATCAAGTCAATGGACTAAAGTAGATGCCGTGGAAGGCAATAATGTAATTTACAATAGTCTTAGTAAAGACCAAAGAGATATCTATACAGTATTAACAAGAATTGAAGACAGAATAAGTTTACTTTTTGCTGATGGTACATTTGGTAATTTACCTAAAGGTAAATTTAGAGTTTACTATAGAAAATCTATAGGTAGAAATTATGCTATCCAACCTGAAGAATTAACAAACATCACAATCAGTGTTCCATATAGAAGCAGATCTGGTACTAACGAAAATATTACGATTGTTGCTTCTTTAAGATACACAGTTGATAATGCAAGTAGTACAGAAACAAGTCAAAGCATAAAAGAAAATGCTCCTTCAACATTCTATACGCAGAATAGAATGATTACTGGTGAAGATTACCAAGTAGCACCAAGAACTGTTAGTCAAGAAATTATTAAAAGTAAAAGTATTAACAGAACATCAAGTGGTATTAGCAGATACTTTGATCTAATTGATTCAACTGGAAAATATTCAAGTACTAACATTTATGGTGATGACGGTGCACTTTATAGAGAAGTGTTTGATAAAAAAGTTAACTTTAGTTTTGTTACAAGAACCGATGTTGAAGGTCGTGTAGAAAACGTTGTACAACCTATATTAAGAAATATTTTACTTAGAAATTTTTATCTTAGTGAATTTCCAAAAACATCTACAAATGACTTAGACGCAACTTGGACACAGATAGCAAGACAAACTAATAATTCGAGTGGTTTCCTTAAAGATGCACTTGATATTACATTAACAACAGGAACATTTACTGGTAGTGCTTTAAGATATTTGGAACCCGGAGCACTGGTTAAATTTATTGCCCCAGCAGGTCAACATTTTATGACTAACGATCTTAATAAACTAATGACTGGTGAAGCAGATCACCCAGGTGCAACAAAATTCCTTTGGACAAAAGTTGTTCAAGTAAACGGCGACGGAACAGAAAATTATGAAGATGGTCAAGGACCTATAGTCTTTAATGATGTTATTCCGACCGGTGCAAGGTTAAACGAAATCAAACCTAAGTTTGCAACGTCATTAACATCGGATGTAATATCACAAATGATTGATCAAATTTTTGCTTTTAAAACATTTGGATTACGTTATAGTCTTGTTGATAGAGAATGGAGACTTATTCTTAATAGCAATTTAAGTATCGGTAATGCGTTTAACACAGGAAGATCAGGAGACAGTTCTAATCAAAATTTAGACTCGAGTTGGTTATTGTTATTTGAAACTGATGGAGAAAAATATACAATTACATATAGAGGTGTAAGGTATATTTTTGAAAGTGACAAAGAAGTTAGATTTTATTTTGATGAAACAGATCAAATTTATGATAGTAGAACAGGCAAAATTATAACAGATAAAATTAATTTACTATCTATTAATAGACAGCCAGGATCAACTGATGCATTTACTATTGATTACCCTTGGCAAATTACAAAAGAATATAGAGATGAAGAGGGATATGTAAACAGTAAAAAAGTTGAAGTAAGTTTCTTTGATAGTGATAGCGACGGAGTGATTGATAATCCCGACTCTTTCTTAAACTTTGTAGAACCAGATACTGATCCTTTGACAAAATGGGTTTTTGTAAAAGAAGAAATAACAAACAACCAATCAACTAACTTTAATTACGTTGATCCGCAAGTAGAAAATATTAAAGTATTTGAATTCGAAGCATCTACAGGAGCATTATCTACATTTGATGACGGCACAATTTTTTACTTTACTAATCCTAATATTTTTAAACAATACAATAAAACTACTGGAATGCTTTCTTTGATTACAAATTATAAAGCATATAAAGGAAGAGATAAAATTAAATTTCAATACGTACACAGTGCAGACGAAAATAATAGATTAGATCCAAGTAGTACAAATATAATTGATACATATTTGTTAACATCTACATATGATAGAAGTTTTAGGGAATACTTGTCAGGTGCAACTGAGAATAAACCATTACCACCAAGTTCAGACCAATTATTTCAGAACTTTGGTGCAAGTATTAATAAAATAAAATCAATCAGTGATGAAGTAATTTATCATCCAGTAAAATATAAAATTCTATTTGGACAAAAAGCAGATCCAGACTTACAAGCAATCTTTAAGGTTGTAAAAAATAATGAACAAGTAACAAATGATAATGATATTAAATTGCGTATTGTTACAGCAATTAATGCATTCTTTAGTTTAGAGTTTTGGGACTTTGGCGACAAGTTTAGTTTTACAGAATTAGCGACATTTATTATGAACAGTTTAGCACCAGATATTAACACAATAGTATTAGTGCCAACACAAACGGAAAAAGTTTTTGGAAGTTTATACGAAATTACAACTGAAAGTGATGAAATCTTTATTTCAAGTGCAACAGTTGACGACATAGAAATTATTGATAGTGTAACAGCATCGAGATTAAAAGCATCGGGTGCGGTAGTAACAACAGCATCAACACCAAATGCAGGCATAACATCAAGTGCATTAAGTGTATCAAGTAGTTCAAGCGGATCAAACGGCGGAGGAAGCAGTTACTAATGGCTTATGACAATGATCAAAACGAGTTTCCGATTAATCCAGATGGTGAAAATGAAAAAAGAACCAGCCTAAGTCATCTACCTCGTTATTTTAGAACACCGGCAAACAAAAAGTTTTTAACAAGTACGCTTGATCAACTTATTCAACCAGGTGTGGTTGAAAAACTTAATGCATATTACGGCAGAAAAGATGCTAAAGCGTATGCCGCCGATGATAATTATGTCGGCGATGTAACTAAGACAAGAGAAGATTATCAATTAGAACCAGCATTGGTCCTTAAAGATGATATAGACAACGTAACATATTATAAAGACTATAATGATTATATTAATCAATTACGTTCATTTGGAAATACAAACAAAGATCATAGCAAAATTAATGCACAAGAATACTATGCATGGAATCCGCATATTGATTGGGACAAGTTTGTTAATTTTAGAGAATACTATTGGTTACCTTCTGGTCCCCAAATATTATCTATTTTTGGACAATCTAAAGAGATAGTTTCAACATTTAAAGTATCATTGGAGGAAAATGATGACAACGTAGCCTACAAGTTTACGCCAACAGGTTTAACACAAAATCCTACTTTAAAACTATACAAAGGTCAAACTTACATATTTGAAATTGATTGTCCGGGACATCCTATTGCATTCGCAACAAACAGAGCCTTTACCCCTGGTCAAGCAATTATTACTGAAACAGTAGAAGGGGTGTTGGCTCCTGGTAAGTTTGAGTCAGAACTTTTTGACAGCGATGGATACGACACTGGTGAATACATAGTAGAACCTGTGGAAGGTGGTATCGAAGGATTCACAGAAGGCGATAACATATCTACATTATATACAGACGGAGTTGAATCCGCAACAGTATTTGTAGAGAAGGGAACACTAAAATTTACAGTGCCGTTAAACGCACCAGACAGATTATTTTACATTAGTAAAAATGATGTTAATACAAGTGGTACTATATTAATGTATAACATCTTAGAAAATACTGAAATTAATGTAGAAGAAGAAATACTACAAAAGAAAACTTACACAACAAGAACCGACACCGACTTATCAAATGGTATGCTTGTTGAATTTCTTGGAGATGTTACTCCTGCAAAATATGGAGAAGGCACTTGGTATGTAGAAGGAGTTGGTGACAGTATTAAACTTATTAGTAAAGCAGATTTAGAAATCACTGGAGCATATAGTTCTAATCTGTTTATACCTTTTGATACTGAAAACTTTGATAAACTACCATTCGGACAAGCATTAAATTATCCAAAAGAACAAGATTATATTACAATCAACCGTGCGGCGATTGACGGTAATCAATGGTCCAGACACAACAGGTGGTTTCATAGAGACGTTATTGAAAAAGTTGCAAAGGCAAACGGAACACCTACAGAGTTTGATCAGAGCCAACGTGCAAAAAGACCTATTATAGAATTTGATGCAGGATTAAGATTATATAATTATGGATCAAAATTTAAATCTAATGTAGATCTAATTGACGACAAAACAATTGATGTATTTTCAATTATTGAAGGATCAATAGGTTATAATATTGACGGTGTAGATTTAATTGACGGACAACGTGTATTGTTTACAGCAGATCCTGATATCAGAGTCAATGGTAGAATTTACAAAGTCAACTTTATTAATCATCTTGGCACAAGACAAATTTCTCTGCAAGAAGAAACAGATACTGAGCCTCAAACAAATGAAACAGTTCTTGTTCGAAATGGTACAACAAATCAAGGTAAAATTTATTGGTATGATGGTACTAAATGGCAAAAAGCACAAGATAAACTTACAGCCAACCAAGCACCATTGTTTGATTTATATGATGCAGATGATAATTCTTTTTCAACATATGCAAGTAATTCGTTTATTGGTAATAAACTATTTTCTTATAAACAAGGTTCGGGAGCAAACGACAGCGTCTTAGGCTTTCCGCTAACATATAGAAACATTGAAAACAGTGGCGATATCGTTTTTAACTTTAATCTTTTAAATGAAGAATTTACATATACTCAAGGCCAAGTGAATTTTTCACAAAAAACCGATATTGCAACTTTAAGAAAGTATACTGATTTAACTTCTTATAAGAGTGTAAGTGGTTGGAAAAAAGCAATAGCAGATAGTAAACAAAAAGTAATTAGACAATATGTTGTTTCAGGACAACGTAATAATTTTGCTGTAGATGTTTATGATAGAAGCGGCGATCTTAACAACCTTGATGTTAAGGTATTTGTTAACAATGAACGTAGAACTGATTGGGAAATCAACAGAGAAAACGGAATAGCATACATTACATTTACAAGTAATCTTGCAAATAATGATAATATAATTTTACATTGTACAAGTGAGGCAGATAAAAACAACAACGGTCATTATGCATTTCCTATAAACTTAGAACACAATCCGCTTAATGAAAATATAAACGATTTTACATACGGTGAAGTTGCTGATCATGTAACTACTATTATTGAAAATGTATCAGGATTTGAAGGAAAATATCCAGGTAGTAGTAATCTACGTAACTTAGGTCAACTATCAGAATTTGGTACAAAGTTTGTACAGCATAGTGGTCCTATTTCTCTTGCATCATATCATATTACCAACAAGAAATATAATTCAGTAAAAGCATTACGCTTTGCAAGAAAAGAATATGCTAAGTTTAAAAGAGCATTTATTTCGATAGCAACAGATTTAGGCATTGATGGCGAAGCAAGATATCTTGTTGATAAAACCTTACAAAAATGGAAGTCAGAAAAATCTAAGCAAACAGCGTTCTATTGGACAGATATGATTGGTAATGGAGCAAGTAACAAACGTTCATTTACAGTTGTTGATATAGGAAATAAATTTTATAGTCTTACTGAGCCATTTGATTTAAAAACAGTTTCTGCAAAAGCAGTTTATGTTTATCTAAATGATCAGCAATTGATACATAACAGAGATTATATTTTTACCACCGAAGGTTTTATTCAAATAACTGATAAAATTACTTTAACAGTTAACGATATAATTGATATTTACGAATACGAGTCAACAGATGCATCGTATATTCCGCCAACTCCTACAAAATTAGGTTTATGGCCACTACATATTCCTGTAAAATATACTGATAACACATATCAAACTCCGCAACAAGTTATTAAAGGACATGATGGAAGTATTATTAAAGCATATGGCGATTACAGGGATGATTTAATACTGGAATTAGAAAAAAGAATTTACAATAATATAAAAGTCACATATGACAAAGATATTTTTGATGTAGATAGTTTTGTAGGGCATAAGTCACGCGATACTGGATTTACAAATAAAGACTTAGACGACATAATCATAACTGATTTTGCAGAATGGTTATCTATTGCAGGTGATCCTGATTATACAGATACAAGTTTTTATGATAGAGATAATTCATTTACTTGGAATTACAGTTTTATGGTAGATCCGTATAATGAAAAATTACCCGGGTTTTGGAGAGCAATTTACAAGCAGTACTTAGGAACTGACAGTCCTCATACTACACCTTGGAAAATATTAGGCTACATTGACCAACCAGACTGGTGGGAAACAGTTTATGGTCCAGCACCTTATACAAAAGAAAACTTAATTCTTTGGGAAGACTTGCAAGAAGGTAGAGTTCGTGAACCAGGAAATCCAGTTAGATACCGCCCTAATTACGCACGAAAAGATTTATTAAAACATATTCCTGTAAATTCACAGGGTGTGTTACTAAGTCCTTATGAATCAGGATACGCTCAAGGATTAATTGTTCCGCAAACAAATAATAATTTTGTATTCGGTGACGAAGCACCAACAGAGACAGCATGGCGTAGATCATCAGAATATGCCTTTGCATATATAACTGCTTGGATGATTCATCAGCCTGCTAAAGTGATTGGATTAGGATTTGATCGTTCTCGTATTAAACGTAATAATGCAGGTCAAATAGTATACACAGGAAATAACAAAAGAATTAAATTAGATAGTCTTATCTTTCCTAATACATCAGAAAGTTCTGTAAGAATTACTACTGCTGGAATAGTAAATTACATCTTTAATTATATCAATGCAGATGTAACTAAATTAAATGAAGAATATAGTAAAGAAATAAAAAATTTAAAAATTCAACTTGGATTTAAGGTTGGAGGATTTAGTACAAAAGATAAATTTAGACTAATATTAGATTCGCGTACACCTAACAATAAAGGCAACGTGTTTATTCCTGAAGAAAATTATAAACTATTTTTAAACACAAGTTCACCCGTTGACACAGTAACTTATAGCGGAGTTATAATTGAAAAACGTGCGGCAGGTTTCTTAGTAAGAGGTTATGATAAATCTAAACCTTACTTTGATTATTATAAACATTTAGAACGTGCAAAGGATCCTGTTATTAATATAGGCGGCGTTAGCGAGTCATTTCTTGAATGGGAAGCAGGACAGCGTTACCAAAAAGATCAAATTGTTAGATTCGGTGATAGTTTCTTTAGAGTAAAAGTTAGTGGTACATTTGATACATTTTCTACAGATAACTTTGTAAAACTTGTAGAATTACCAATTGAAGGCGGCAAAGATGCTATACTACGTAGAACATTCGAAGAAGATACATCTAAATTAAACTACGGTACATTGTTTAGAACGTATCAAGAAGTGGTAGACTTTTTGCTCGGGTATGGAAAATATTTAGAATCGCAAGGATTTAATTTTGAAAAGTTTAACCAGGCTATAGAAACAATTGAGAATTGGGAACTAAGTGCAAGAGAATTTTTATTCTGGACTACACAAAACTGGAATGAAGGTGCATTATTAACACTTTCTCCAAGTGCAATAAATTTACAATTTAGTAGAGACTACGTAGTTGTTGATAATTTATTTGATAACTTCTACGACTACACCCTGCTTAAAGCAGATGGACAAAAACTTCAAGAAGATTTTGCTAACACTATTAGAAGTAGTCAAAACGAATTTGGATTAACATTAAAAAATACAGCAGACGGAATTTATTTTGTTAAATTACCACTTGTACAAAAAGAGCATGTTTGTTTACTTGACAACAAAACTGTCTTTAATGATACAATTTATAATCCTGCACCTGGATATAGACAAGCAAGGGTTAGAGTACTTGGATATCGTAGTACTGATTGGAACGGGAGCGTAAATATTCCAGGATTTACTCTTGACGATGTAAATGTTAAGGACTGGACACAAAATACAGATTATGATATTGCAGATGTAGTTTATTACAAAACAAGATACTACAGTGCAAAACAAAAAATTACAGGAACAACAACTTTTAATGAAGATGAGTGGTATATTTTAAATCAAAAACCTACTGCGGGATTAATTCCTAATTTTGATTATAAAGCAAATCAATTTGCAGACTTTTATGATTTAGATACTGATAATTTCGACAGTGAACAACAAAGACTTGCACAACATTTAATTGGATATCAAAAACGTACATATTTAGAAAATATTATTAATGATGATGTTTCACAATATAAATTTTATCAAGGGTTTATTCAAGACAAAGGTACAAAAAATTCATTAGAAAAACTATTTGATGCACTTTCAAATACAGAAAATTCAAGTTTAGAATTTTTTGAAGATTGGGCATTTAAAGTAGGACAGTATGGAGCAAGTGAATCGTTTGAAGAAGTAGAATACGAAATTGACGAATCAAAATTTAGATTAAGTCCGCAACCATTCCAGTTGGTACAAACGATCAATCCTCAATCAACAGATTTGGTTTATAGATATACTCCGGTAGATGTCTATAGTAAACCATCGAACTACGATCACAAGCCATTTCCAACAAAGTATATTGATGAGAATGACACTTATATTAAGACCGCAGGATATGTTGCTGAAGAAGATATTGATTATAAAGTAAAAAACTACAATGATATTCTTGATTTAGATCTAAATCAAGTTGAAATAGGACAATATATTTGGGTTGCACAAAAAGGTCAAACTTGGGACGTATTACGCCAAACTGAAACAGAAATGAAGGTCACAGATATTGTTAATAGTGACAGTTCTAAATCAATTGAAATTAAAACACGTAAAGCACCAACAGTTGATAAAGATGACATTATTGGTATATTAGGTGTAGGCGAAAAACAAAATAGATTTTATAAAGTATTAAGAGTAAGTTTAAATGTTATCTATGCAGAAACTACTGGCGAAGTTGAAGATGCTACAGAAGTAGACGGATTTATTTTAAAACTTGTAAGTTCTCGCGTACAAACACTTACAGATGTTAACGAAAAAATTACAAGAGATAACTATTCAACTCAGGAACGTGTTTGGGTTGATTACGATGAAAATAATAGATGGACGGTTGTAGAAAATACTAATGCACATAGATTAGAACAAACAATCTACAACAGTACAGTAGAAGGATTGTTGGGTACAGACCAAAGAGCATTTGGAACAAGTATTAGTTCTAATGCAAATAATACGACTGTAGCAGTAGGTTCACCATCATCAACAGTAAACGGTAGAGTTGATGTACACTTTAGACCAGGAGAAAATATCAGACTGGTATTAGCCCAGACAATTGATTGTCCTATAAACTTCTTAGATGGAGAAAATAGTTTTGGAAGAGCAACAGCATTGAGTTCAGATGCAAAATGGCTTTTTGTAGGCTTACCATATGCTTCAAATGTCAAAACAAAATATAAAGGACAATTTAATTCAGGACAAGTTTATCAGAAAGACGAAATTGTAAAGTATACTAATCAATATTGGAAGGCTAAAAACATTATAGAGCCTACAGATCCAAGTTTAGATTTTCAAAGTTTTAGTTCCCACATAAGACATTTAATTGGAACGTATGATGCTGAAACTCAACAATATGATAATATCTATTACATCTTAAGAGGCAACTTCTTATTCCAAGAAGAAACTACAGATCATGTATTAATTAGAGCGCCAAGACTTGCCTATGTTGCTACAACTCCGGGAGATTCTTTGCAATTATTTTGGAACGATATCAACACAAGATATCCAAGCGGCGTACAACCGTTTAATGGTGATCCAACACTTAATAAACAATTCTTTGATGGTAATCACACTATTACAGAAAAAATCGATGATATCTTATTAGTAGATAATACACAGGCTATTCCAAGTGTTAACGATGTTATTTCAAGTTCAACAGCAGTTGGTGTTGTTGCATTTAGATACACAACTGGCGATAATAGAACATTAATTTATATTAAAGATGCAAACGGTGACTTTGAATCAACAGGAAATTTATTTGTTGGAGATATTTCAATAGGTGCATACGAAAGAGCAGTAGAACAAGACGATGAAGCACTGGGTGGTTGGTGGAAAATTGATGTTGGTGGCACATTCCAATCAACAGCAACAATTGAAACTAAGCCATACCTTGTAATACAAGATGTAATTCAAGCAGGAGTAAGTAGAACACCAAACTATTATGAAAATGTTTTAAGGATTACTGATCCGCAAACATCACCTACAATTACCTCTTATATTGAAACATTAACTTATACCGGCGACAACGGTGATGAGATTGCAGATAAATGGGTATTTAGAGCACCAAGGTCATTGGATAATAATTTAGCAGTAGGAGAAACTTTTAATTTCTTCTTTAACGAATATAGAAATACAGACGGAATACTACAGGACCCAAGCGTTATTTCAAGTGTTATCACACACGACTATTTGAATAATACAGAACACACAATTAATGATCTATGGGACGGCTGGATTGAAATTAATCTTACAAACTTTGACGACAGAGGATCACCGACACCAGGAGATCCGGATTACAATCCTAATTATGGTAATCCGTTTGTTCCGATAGTTGGAGATACAATTCAAGACAATGATACACTTGCAACAGCAGAAGTAACATATGTTGAAAAAACTTTTAATGATTTACGAGTGTGGGTAAAAAATGTTACAGGCACATGGAAGTTGGGGAACATCAATGGAGCAATTTCAAGTGCAAGTATTGTTGGGGGATCACAAGGACAAGGAGTACTTCGTCTTATAGGTACAACTGATACTGTAAACTTACAATCAACTACAGCAGGATTTATTGTAGTTGTTGACAGGGGAGTTAATCTTCCGAGAGGTACAAGTCGTACATTACAAGGTTTTGAATATTGGGTTTACAAATCAATTCTATTGGATGGAATCGCAAGAGATGCAAACCCTCCTGCAAAAACAAACAATGACTGGCAACGTGTTTATAATATTCCAGCCGATACCAATGGTACTTCAAGCGGATTACAACGTCAAGGTGCTTATGCAGTTTATCAGAGAAACGCAAGTAATTTTTATACATTAGAAAACATATATGTAACACCAGATGTCGAAGCAGATAGATATCTTGGAAGTGAAATAAAAATAGTAAGCCATACAAACAATACATACTCTGCTTATATATTAAGTAAAGGAAATGGCACTTTTGATCAACCTGGAAGAATTAATATTTTAAATTGGACAGCAAGTGGAGGTTGGAAACTTGGTGCTGATGATAATTACAGAGGCGACTTTCAAGTAAATGTATCATATTTTGAAGGTGAATATGTTAAAATAAACAATCAAGTATATCAAGCAAAAACAAATCTGATTGCAGGCACTTTTAATGTAAATGATTGGGAACAAATTTTAACAGGTGTTGACCTTAATGGATTTTTGCCAAATAATACCGGATTCATTACAGGAACAGATAGTGCAATTGAAACAGAAAATTTATACGAGTTTGGAACACAGTTTGATGTAAGTTTTACAGGCGATGTTTTAGCAACGATTGTAAAATATGGTGATACAGTTGATAGTTCAATAGCAACAAGAAAATTAGTAATCTATAGAAAATCATTATTAGGACATTACGTATTTGATCAAATGATTGATTCGCCCTTAGCAGATATTAATTATGGCGAATCTGTAGCAGTAAGCACTGATGGTAAGTTTATTGCAGTAGGTGCTCCTAATTATTCTGCAAAATATTCAAACGAAGGTACAGTATTCATTTATGAACAAGTAGATGGTAGATTTACACAAGTACAACACTTAACAGGACCAAAAGGACTACCTAATGAAAAATTCGGTACAGTAGTCAAATATGACAATGATAGAATTGTTGTACACTCAGCAGGCGGCGACTTGTTTAGTAACACAAACTTTGATACAGGTACTACAGTATTCGATAACGGTACTACATACTTTACATCAACATTAGTTGATACAGGAGAAGTATTTGTATTTGAACTATTAGGTAATAGATATGTTTATAGTGACAAGTTAGAATTTGCAGATAGAAAAACTTTATATTTTGGTAAAACAATGTTGCTAAAAGGCAATCACATATATGTTTGTTTACCTCAGTATAAAAGAGACTCAAATAATGCTCAAGGCGCCTTATTAGATTACAGAGTAAAACTTAACAGTAAATTGTGGGAAAGAAAACGTAATGCAAGACCGTTAGTTGATGTAGAAAAAATTAAAGGTATTACTATCTATAACAAAGACACTAAAACTGTTGAAGAATATTTAGATTATATTGATCCGTTACAAGGAAAAATTGCAGGCCAGGCAGAAGTAGAATTATCTTTTAAAACTTCATTTGATCCTGCAACTTATAACAACGCAGAAACAACACTGGTAAACAAGGATACTACACATTTTACAGCCAAAGAAATGGTTGGTAAACTATGGTGGGACACTGATGCTGTAAGATTTATTAATCCTTATAGTAACACAGGAAATATTTTTAATGTAAGCAATACAATGAATACAATATTTCCTGGTACAGAAGTAGAAGTTTACGAGTGGGTTGAATCTAAAATATCTCCTGAAGTCTGGGACAATCAAGCAGACTCGGAAGAAGGACTTGCTTTAGGAATAAGCGGTACAACCAAGTATGGTATGAACGCATACTGTACTAAACGCATATACGATGAACCTGCACAAAAGTTTACTACATATTATTACTTCTGGGTACGTAATAAAAAAACAGTACCAGATGTACCAGGCAGAACAATTAGTAGTTCTGATGTACAAGAATTAATTAGAGATCCTTCTGCACAAGGTTACAAGTATATTTCTTTACTTAGTAACAATGAATGGACTGCACACAATTTAGAAAGCACAATTAAAGGTCTATCTACAGTACTTAAATTTAGTTATTGGACTATTGGTAATATTGAAAAAAATATTCACAATCAGTACAGAATAATTACAGATGGGTTAGAAACAAGTGTTCCTAAATCCGACTTTGAACGCAAATGGTATGATAGTTTAATTGGATATGACGAACAAGGTAGAGAAGTTCCAGATAGATTCTTAGGCGAAAAAGAACGCTATGGTATTTTAAATACACCAAGACAAACAATGTTTGTTAACAGAGTAGAAGCCCTAAAACAATTAGTTGAACGAGTCAACAGTGTTTTAATCAAAAATATTATAATTGATGATTTTGATTTAAGTGATCTTACAAGTAATGATCCAATTCCAACAGTAGCATCAAGAAGATATGATGTTCAAATTGATTCTAATGCAGAATTAGAATTTGTTGCTGTAGGTAGAGTTCGACGTGCAACATTGTCTGCTACAATACAAGATGGCAAAATTCTAAGAGTTGATATTACTAATCCGGGCAGAGGATACAAAACTGTTCCTACAATAAAAATTAATAGCGCCACAGGCGAAGGTGCTGAAGTTCGATTAGAAATCAACAATGTAGGCGCAGTCACAAGTGCATCAATAGTAAATTCGGGTACAAATTATCAGCAAAGCGACACAATAACAGTAAGAAACTTTACAGTCCTTACTACTGTTGATGCAAGTTTTGCAAACAAATGGTCACTTTATGAATACCAAGGCGGAATAAATCCGTGGAACAGAGTGGCAAGTCAAAGATACGATGTACAACCTTATTGGAATTATGCAGATTGGTATACTACAGGATATAACAATTTAACAAAAGCAGATTATATAATTGACGAAACATATGAATTAGAATCATTAGCCGATACATTTGGAGATATTGTTAAAATTAATTCTGTAGGATCAGGAGGCTGGTTGTTACTTAGAAAGATTGACGATCAAGCAAACGTTGATTACACAGTAAATTATGAAACTATTGGTAGACAAAACGCTACTATACAATTATCAAAATCTATTTACGACTATTCAAACGAGACAGTAGGTTTTGATAGTTTTGGATATGACGACAATGCATTTGATTTACAACCAGTTGACGAATTAAGAATTATTCTTGAAACATTAAGAGATAAAATTTTAATTGATAATTTAGCAGTTCATTACAACGAACTATTTTTTGCACAAATGCGTTATGTATTAGCAGAACAACCGTTTGTTGATTGGATGTTTAAAACTTCGTTTGTAAAAGCAAAACACAATATTGGTGCATTAAGAAAAGATGTTACGTTTAATAATGATTTCTTAGAAAGTTATGAAGCATATACAAATGAGGTTAAACCTTATAAAACAAAAATTAGAGAATATCTCAGCACATACGAGGGTACTGATAACTCTCAAACAATGGTTACAGATTTCGATTTACCAGCAGTATATGACGAACAAGCAGGAAGAATTTTACCGCAAAATGTTGTAGTACAGAATAATGAATTAAAAGTAGCAAGTAATGTAATTAATTCTTATCCATTCAAACATTGGTTAGATAATGCAAGTTATCAAATTACAGGAATTAATATTGCTGATGCAGGTAGTGGCTATGAAAACGCACCAGGTGTAGAATTTGTAGGTGGCGGCGGCACTGGAGCAAAAGCAACAGCATACGTCGGCGGAGGTAAAATTACTGAAATAAAAATTGATAATCCTGGAACAGGATACTTGGGTGCACCATCAGTTGTGCTAAATGGTTCAACAGCAGACGGCGGCAGAGTTGCAAAAGTAAGTTCGGTAATCGGTAATACAAATCTAAGAACAACACATATGAATGTTAAGTTTGATAGGGTTACAGGTACATTCTTTATTACTACACTTGATGAAATAGAAAACTTTGTAGGATCGGGAAGCAAATTTACATATAAATTAAAGTGGCCTGCAGATGTTAGAACAGATAAAATAAAGATTACAGTGGGTGATTTAGAAATTCTACCAAGTAGATATACTATTGAAAATATAGAAGATAGTGTAGGTAGAACCCATAAAAGAAAAATAGCACAAATCACGTTTGATACTCCGCCTGCTAACAATCTTAATATCAAAATTGAGTATAAAAAGGATATATCTCTACTAACTGCCGCAGATAGAATTAATTTGTTTTATAATCCACAAACAGGAATGATTGCTAATGATTTAGGTCAGTTATTAGATGGTATTGATTATGGTGGTGTTCAAGTCAAGAGTTTTAACTTTGGTGGAGGTTCTGGTTGGGATGCCGACGAATGGTTTACGTCTGCGTATGACACATACGATAACACATATGAAGATGAGGTATTTAGATTAGGTGACGACAGTACAAAAGTATATGATTTTGCTCAACCACTTGAAACAGGTATTACTTACAACGTTTACAAGAATGGCACAAGAATTGACGATCCAAACTACCCAAGTAATCCTACAAATCCAGACGCATTAATCCCAAGTATTATTGGTGCAGGACAAACAGGATTTATTTTAACCGACGATGGCACAGAAGTAGAATCAACAGTTATTAAATTTGACGAAGAAGTTGTTTCGACACAAAGTGGAGATGTAATTGTAATTCGTAAAAATACATCAGACGGATCATTTATTCCTGATCCAAGAGCATACGATACTATTGTAACCGGTGGCGATCTTGCTTATTCAACAGCAACAGGATTGAATCCAGAAGATATTAATATCGACGGTGACGGATTCGTAACACCTACAACTTCAAAAGGACCAGAAGAATTAGTTCCAGGACAAGTTTTAGATACATTAGATATTAAAGTGTACGATAGAGTAGGAGAAGGCGGAAGTATTATTGAAAGTGTTTCCTATGTTGCAAACGGAACAGCAACAACTTACAAGTTTACTGGATTACCTCAAACTAACGATGCAATTTTTGTTAAGGTTAACAATGTTATTGTTTCTGATTATACTGTTAATTATAAAAACAAAGAACTAACATTTACAACAGCACCTGCAAATAATTCACGTATAAACATTGTTACAATGAGTGGCAACGGTGAAGGTATCCTTGATATGGATACATTTGATGGCGACGGATCAACACTACAATTTGTTACACAAGTTGATTGGAAAGAAAATTTATCAAGCATTGTAACAGTAAATGGTGAAAAAGTAAACTACATATTAGAAACTACAGATAGTTCTTATGATACTGCAAATAAAACAGTTATTAGTTTTGGTGCACCACCAACAGACAATGCTGTCATTAACTACGCAATTTATGCAAGTGAAGCACAGACATTTAGTGAAATTAAAACAGACAACTTAGTTGCAGATGGAAGCAGTGCAAGTTATGAATTAAGCATTACTCCGTTTAGTAGTTTACCTGCAAGTCATAACTTGATTGTAAAAGTTGGTGACAACATTCTTAATGCAGGTTACAATGAAAAATTTACTATTGATAATAGAATAGAATATCAACTACGTAACTGGCAACAGCCTGGCGGTACATTAGGTGCTGATGATATTATCGTATTACTCAACGGTAGACAATTAACATATACTTCAGACTTTATTTTCCGTCCAGCAAATTCAAGCGTAGAAATTTTTGAGAACGTTGCCCAGCAAGGTGATAAACTTGAAATATTTGTAACCACAGACGGGGAGTACACGGTTAGTGGAAACACATTAACATTAGATACAGTACCTACAGAAAATACGTTGATTAGCGTAACACATTTTAGTAATCACGATATTCAACAAATTGATCGTAAAAACTATGACATAGTTACCAGAACAACAGTACAATTTGAAAGTGCTGGTGATATTGAGTACAATCATCTACTTGCAGGATTAATTAGATTGCAACGTCCAACAATCGATGCCGAATATGTTTGGGTTATTCTTAATGGAAAATTACAAACCCCAAGTGTTGATTATAAAGTAACCAATGACAAACTTTTTGTTAGAATGGCACAACCATTAGATGCAAACGACGTAATTGAGTTAATCCAGTTTGCAGAAGACGGACCAACAGTTTCTAAATTTGGTTACAGACAATTTAAAGATATGCTTAATAGAACTGTATACAAACGCTTGGGTGATAGTAATAGTTACAGATTAGCAAAAGATCTCAAGATTTTTGACAAAGAAATAATTGTAGATGATGCATCTAAGATGTTTGTACCTGAAAAAGAAAGTAATACACCGGGTGTATTGTTTATTAATGGTGAGCGTATTGAGTATTTTGTAAAAGATGGTAATAGTTTACAACAACTTCGTAGAGGTACAATGGGTACTGGAGTTAAAGAGATACATAATGTTGGAGATCAGTTATTTGATCAAGGATTCCAACAAACAGTTCCGTACCAAGATCAAACTTTAGTAAACACTTATAACGGTGATGGATGTACAAAAACGTTTAATCTGGACTGGGAACCAGATAGTGTTAATGAATTTGAGGTATTTGTAGGCGGCAGACGATTAAGAAAAACAGCAATTTTAACGTTTGACCCAACAGTAGATCAAGATTCCCCAGAAGGTGATGTAACAGCACCAGCAGAGTTTAGTATTAGTTCGCCAAATATACTAACTATTACTACTGCTCCAGCAGACGGTGTACGCATTACTATCGTTAGAAAAATTGGTAAAATTTGGAATGAACCAGGAAAAACCTTAGGTAAGACGGAAAATGCAATCGCACAGTTCTTAAGAGCGGAAGAGGTTGACTTACCTAAATAAATACAATGTAGGATAACAAAATGACAGACAACTTATTAGACAAAAACGGAGTATTAGTACAGGGACACATTAAGATATCTGACCCTGAAACTAAAGAAGTAATCATTGATAAACGCAATGCAATTCATTATGAGAATATGAGTATAGCACTTGCTGAATCCCTTGCTAATGCAGGGCAAGGATTTGTATACGAAATGGCATTTGGAAACGGTGGTACAAGCGTTGATCCTACAGGCATTATTACATACCTAACTCCAAATTCAACAGGTACAAATGCAAGTTTATACAACGAAACATATAAGAAAATTGTAGACGATCAGTCAGTCAACAATGTTGACCCTAACAGAAACAAAATTGAAACAAGACATGTTACTGGTACAAATTACACAGATATTATTGTGCAATGTTTACTTGATTACGGTGAACCAAATGGACAAGAAGCAAATGATACAGCAACAAGCACCGAGAGTCAATATGTGTTTGATGAATTAGGTCTTGTAAGTTACAGTCCAACTGGAACAGGTAGATTACTAACACACGTAATTTTCCACCCGGTACAAAAAAGTTTAAACAGATTAATTCAAATTGACTATACAGTTAGAGTACAATCATTAACCGGTTTTAACGAGGGGTAATTAAATGGCATATACTATTAATTACACAGACATAACTAACAAAGGTAGTATTGTCATTGAAGATAATACAGTTGATACTACTACTTCGTTAAGAATTCCGGGAAGATTCACAACGGATTACGGTACACTAATTGGTCAGAACCTTTTACAATTATTAGAAAATTTTGCAAATAATTCAGCACCAGCAAGACCTATTGAAGGCCAATTGTGGTATGATACCTCTATTGGTGTTAATTTACTTAAACTTTATGATGGCACTAACTGGATTGAAGCCGGCGGATTAAAACGAGGCGAATCAGCACCAGATGTTGCTAATTCAGTAGCAGGTGACCTATGGACCGATACAGACAATCAGCAACTATATTTGTTTACTGGTTCGGGTTGGATTCTTGTAGGTCCGGAATTTAGCGATGGACTGGCGGCAGGTGTTAGACCAACAACACTTACTGGAACTAACAACGTAAATTACACAGCACTACAAGTTGAGATTGGCGGCAAAGTATTAGCAATTTATGCTACAAGTGCATTTACACCTAAATCAACTATTACAGGATTTACAACAATTAAACCTGGTTTCAATATGAGTAGTGCAGATATTACAGGCTCAGGTATTTCAAAATATTATGGTGTTGCAGAAAAAGCAGAAGCATTAATCATTCCAGGCGAAACAGAACCTGTTCCTGCATCAAACTTCTTAAGAGGCGACAAACCTTCAGTTTCAAGTCAAGCATTAACAGTTAGAAACAACTCAGGTGTATCAATTGGTAGTGATGCTACTTTACAAATTGGTATTGAAGGACAAAATGCCATTATTTCAAATAACACGTCAGGTGCAAATATTGACCTGCGTATAAACAATGCAGGAAACTTACAACCGGTACTAAGAATTGATTCAACACAAAAAGTTGGTATCAACAACTTATCACCTCAAGAAGCCTTAGATGTAACCGGTAATGCTATTGTTTCTAACAATATTGTTATTAATGGAATCGCAGAAGCAGTTAATACTGGTACAGGTTCTATCATAACAAAAGGCGGACTTGGTGTTGCTAAAAGTGCAAGAATCGGAAACCAATTAGAGGTAGGCGGTGATAGTACGTTTGGTGGAACAATTTTACCAGATACAACAAATTCAGTTAACATTGGTAGTACAGTATTAAAATTTGCTGAAATTAATGCAAATACAGTAAGAGCAAACTTAGTAGGTAACGTTACTGGAACTGTTACAGGACGTTCGGGAAGTTCAGACAAACTTGCAAGTAGAACTACATTTAGAGTAACTGGAGATGTAACAGCACCAGATGTAATTTATGACGGACAATATACTGCTCCAGGAGAAACTACTCTTGTTAAAAACTTTGATATAACAGTTAACAGTACATTTATTACAAATAAACAAGCAGTACCAACGTCAAGGTTTGATGACGAAATCTTAATCAATAGAGTCAATGACGAAAATGGAAGCGGTACAGGTGTTAAGAAAATTTCAAGAAGTAATTTATTTGCATCATTACCGGTTAATCCAATTGGTATTATTACACCATATGCAGGCGAAATGACAACAGCAAGAGAACAAGAATTAAAGTTAGCAGGCTGGTTACCTTGCGATGGTAGAGAGGTATTCATTGTTGATTATACAGATCTACATCTTATTATTGGTACAAGATATAAAGCAAATCCAACAATTGGTAAATTTGCATTACCAGATTTACGTGGAAGATTTCCATTAGGTATGGATAATATGGGTACTACACAAGGATCAGCAAACAGAGTTACAAATGAAAACGCTGATACCCTTGGCGGTACAGCAGGTGTTGATAAAAAATTAATTGAAGTTGAAAACTTACCAGAACACGAACACGATTTACGTGGACCAAGTGGTACACAATATTATGCAACAAGAGACGTTCAAGGCACACCAGTTGATTCAGATGCTACTGTAGCAGATGCACCAACAGGAAGTAATGCAGGTCAAAAATTTCCATTCTCAGGAGGTGTTGTAAACAACACACCGGTTGGTCAAAACTTTGATGTTATGAACCCATACTTGGCTGTTAATTACATAATCTACACGGGGGCAAACTAATGGCATATCAGATTAACAAAACTAACGGAGACTTGTTAGTAGAATTAGTTGACGGACAACTTAATACACAAACAACTGACATATCGCTGATTGGTAGAAATTATTCTGGATTTGGTGAAAGCATTAACGAAAACTTCGTTAAGATGTTAGAAAATTTTTCAAATACTCAAGCACCAGCAAATCCGTTAACAGGACAACTATGGTACGATAGCAGTGAAGCAAGATTAAAAATTTGGAACGGTAGTACTTTTAAAAGTGCGGGTGGTCCTATTGTTAGTCCTACACAACCTCAACTTGTTGCAGGTGATTTATGGATTGACAATCAAAATAACAAACTATATTTTTATGATGGTACTGACTTAGTACTGGTTGGTCCGCAGTATGCAAGTTCAGAAGGACTATCAGGATTTTCAACAGAAACAGTGCTTGATACAACTCAAACAAATAGAACACTTGTTAACTTAAATGTAGGCGGACAAACCGAAGCAGTAATTTCAAGAATTGCATTTACTCCAGATGAAAGTAATCCGATCAATGGAATTACAGGTACAGTACAAAAAGGTATCACAGTCCTTGATGATGACTTTAAATTTCACGGCACTGCAACATCGGCTGATACTATTATTAATGCTCAAGGCGTTAAGAAAAATGCTTCACAGTTTTTACCAACAGATGCTAATGGTGTAACCAACGGAACTATTACTACTATTAACAATGGCGGTATCACAGTAGGACCAGAAGATAATATTGTTTTAAAAATTGTTGCAAATCATACAATTTTTGAAAATCAAGTGCGTGATAGAAATTTAGAATTTAAAGTACGAAAATCAACTGGCGCAGTAGCGGCAATCAAAATTAACACTTTAGATTCGCACCTTGGTATTTTTGAAAGTGATCCGCAATTTGCTTTAGATGTTGGCGGTGACATGAGAGTTCAAGGCAATATGACTATTGCTGGAACTACCTTTCAAACAGATGTTGAAGAAGTAAGAATTTCTGATAAAAATATGCAACTTGGATTTGCAGATCCTGCACAACCAGATGCAGAAATAAACGGTGGCGGATTAACACTGGTTTCAAGTGATGGTGACAAAACATTCAATTGGCTATCTACATCTAATGCATGGACAGCAAATGTCTATTATGATAGTACACAAGGTTATAAACTAAATGGAAATACAGTCTTAAGTGGAACAGCACTCAGTTATATCACAAGTGCTCCTGATTTACAAACTATAGGAACTTTAACAGGACTTAATGTTGACAATGTGAAGATTGATGCACAGAAAATTTCTTCGACTGTAGGTAATTTACAAATTGAAAGTACATCGGGTGTAATTGAAGTACAAAACTCAAATAGAATCACAGGATTAGGTACTCCAGTAAATTCAACAGATGCCGCAAGTAAACAATATGTCGACGATGCTATTGATGGAGAAGGTATTGTATTAGCACTTAACATCACAGGGCTGGGATATGATCCAGTTCAGAATGGTGGTGCAACGTTTGCCGCAAATATTCAAACTTTACTTGAGGAAATTGTCCCGGCATCCACAAAAAAGAACGGATCTATTGCTAAAATTCATGGCACAGAACAAACTGGTGCAAGTGCAACATTCGCCGCGGCAGATTTAAACGCGGCTCTTGAAGAAAGCACAGTATCTGTTGATAAAACTGTAACAGTTGCAACAAGATCTATAACCAGCGTAACAACTGGTGCAACTACAATTTTAACATTAGATGCAGTGCATGGGTATGATGCTGGACGTAATGTTATTATTTCAGGAGCAACATACAACACAGGAACTGCATGGGCTAATTTAAATGGAACATGGAATATTGAACGAATTGTTAGTTCAACACAAATCGAAGTATCTGCTGATACAAGCACAGACGGTGCTTTTGCATACGATGCTTCGAGTGGTAGCACAAATAGAGTAACAGAAACTGGACAAGAAAACGAAGATGTATTAAAAGATATTGAATTTACAGATGTTAACGGTTCTGTAACACTAACAGTAAACAGATATGTCCTTACTTGTACTGTAACAGGAGGGTCTTGGACTTATACAAGCGGAGCGAGTTCTGCCGTATAACGATAAATACATACAATAAAGGGGTTATTAACTATGGCATATATTATTAATAGAACTGATGGGTCACAGATTGCAGTAGTAGAAGACGGTACAGTCGATCAAACTACTGATGTAAAACTTGTTGGTAAAAACTATGCTGGATACGGTGAAATCCAGAACGAAAATTTCGTTCATATACTTGAAAACTTTTCAAGTGCTAACGCACCATCCAGAGCAATTAGAGGTCAAATTTGGTTTGATTCGGGCACAAGCAAACTAAAATTTTATGACGGTACAAAATTTAGAACAACTGGTGGAGCAGAAGTAAGTGCAAGTCAACCGTCAGGGTTAACTGAAGGTGATTTTTGGTGGGATAATGCAAACAATCAACTGTATGCAAACACCGGAGCAGGATTTGTTTTAATTGGTCCACAATCACAAGGTGATACAGTAACATCATTTGTAACAGATTCAATTAGAGATATCAGTAATGTTCAAAGAACAGTGATCAAAGGTACAATTAACGATGAAGTAGTTATAGTACTCTCAGCGTCAGACTTTACAATTGACTCAAGCGACCCCGACAATGCCATAACTGGGTTTGATGTCATTCACCAAGGTATGACCCTAAAAAATACAACTAATGCACAGCAAGGTGTAACATCAACTGCTCATAGGTTTTGGGGTACTGCAACTAACTCAGAAAAATTAGGCGGCAGATCAGCAAGTGAATATGTAGTAAGTATTCCAGGACAAGAATCAACATTTTCAGAAATTGTTAGATTTAGTGATGCAGGATTTACCGTAGGTGATTCAAATGATTTACGTGTATCAATTGAAAACGGAACTCAAGCAGTTATTTCAAATGAAGTAGGAACTGTAATTAGATTCAAAGTTGATAATGCACAAGCACAATCAACAGAACCTGTGCAAATTAAAGCAGAAGGTATCGTTCCTGGTGCTAACAATACATTTGATATCGGTACAAGTGCAAATAAATTCAAAGAAGTTTATGCAACTCTATTCAACGGTACAGCAACGGCGGCAAATGCTTTAGTTGTTGGATCGAACAATAGAACTGCAAGTACTTCAGCAACTAACGATACTGTTGCAGTAAGAGATAGTTCGGGTAATATAAATGCTAATTTGTTTAATGGTACTGCAACTACAGCAAGATATGCTGACTTAGCAGAAAAATATACAACAGATGATCAATATCCGGTAGGTACAATTATGACAATTGGTACAGACGAAGATAATGAAGCGACTTGGTGCCCGATGACAGGAATGCCAATAGGCGTTATTAGTGCAAAGCCTGCATACTTAATGAATGCAGAGTCTGAAGGACAAGCAGTTGCACTTAAAGGTCGTGTGCCGGTAAGAGTCATAGGACCAGTTAACAAAGGCGACAAACTTTATGTAGGCGCTAATGGTACAGCACAAAAAGCAAATGAAGGCGAATTAGTAGGTATTGCATTAGAGTCTAACGATAGACACGAAGAAAAGTTAGTGGAAACATTCTTGAAAGTATAAGAAAAGGATTTAATAAATGGCGATTATCACAGCGGCAAGATACAACGATTTACAAGCAAAAGTAGCAAATGTTTTAGGTAACGGAAGCGGTCAATTTGGTTATGGACAAACACTTGTTAGTTCGCAGGTAGCGGCTGAAACTGTAATTGATTCGCAACACATGTCAGACTTGTATACAGATCTTATCAATGCAAGAGTACATCAAGTTGGTAGTATTCCTAATTCACTGGCAACAGTGTCAGCAGGACAAGTAATTGAAGAAGATGGCACTGACACAGGTACTAATAGAGGTGTAATACAGTATGAAGATATGGCAACACTGGTTGAAACAAACAAAGATGTAATTTATACTGCCGACACTTCACAGAGTACAATCACAGCACTTAAAACAAGTTCAACAAGAACTGATTCTTGGGCAGGTACGGTAGATCATGTTATAACAGTAACATGGCCTAATGCAGATGCACGTAGACACTTTTTTAATGCTGGTGGTGAAATTAGATTCACTGCTGATTTAGATCCAGCGGCTTCAAACGGTAAAAATAACGATTGGAATAATTTGTTATCTGCAATGGGTACAGCAAAGTTTAAATCAAATGGTTGTGCATCAGATGGTTCTGCACCAGGAACAGATTTAGGAATTGGTAATTTTGATTTAACCGCAGATTATCAAACAGTGTTTCAAAAAGACGGTACTGGAGTTTATGCAGAGAACGATTACAATATTGCCGCAAAAGAAAATAGCACTAATGTTATTCAGTTTAGAATACAATTTAGAGATGACGATATTGGTGATGATACTGACGATGCAAACCAAGACGGTGCTATTAATCCAGTTGATGAATCAGTAACTGGTACTTTGGACAGTATTGTAGGTGAAAGATTGCCTACAGGCACAAGAGTATCTCTTACTTCTCCAACATTCGCAACCACAAATAACTTACAGTAACACTTAACATAGTAAATATTACTATGGACGAAAAGTTATCAAAAGCCTTAGAGTTTGGCAATTACACTGCTACTCTTGAAAATCAAAAACGTATGTTACAAGAAAAGTTCGTAACAGACACTATTCATTTCTATGCTGGCGGCCAATTTACACTTACAAAAGAATTAATAAACTTTGTTTACATGTTACAACAAACAGGTCAAGAAACATCTGTACTTGTTGATGATAATAATATTCCTATTGAAATACAAGTTAATGAGTTTTTAGAAGATATTACTGACAAATACTTTACAGCGTCGAATGAATACTACACAGAATATAAGAAATTACAAAAAAGTAGATCAGTTGACGGTTTGGTAAAATGACACGCGGTGTTTTATTATTTGCATTTAACAATGAACAAATAGACTATGTTGCCCAGGCTTGTTTCTTAGCAGGTCGTATAAAGCAATATATGAATTTACCTACTACTCTTGTTACTGATGATGTTCAAAGAGTAGTAAAACACTATAACGGTCTTGAAGTATTTGATGACATTTATGGTCATGCAGTAGAACAAAAAAATAAAAAAACATATTTCGATGGATCTCTATCAAAAAAGGTATTAGACTTTAAGAATTTTACCAGAAGCGATGCATATGATCTAACACCATATCAACAAACACTAATTCTTGATACAGATTACATTATATCAAACAACATCTTAAGCAAAGTATTTGAAAGTTCTAATAAACTTATGATGTATAGCAAGTCTTTAGATGTATCAGGTTGGCGTGATGCATCAGAATTTTCTTACATCAGTGAAACCAGCATCAAATTCTACTGGGCAACTTGTGTATATTTTACAAAAGATCCGGAAAATAAAGCATTCTTTGATGTCATAAAACATATTAAAAATAATTATCAACACTATAGGAACTTATATCAAATTACAAGCACAGTTTTTAGGAATGACTATGCATTTAGTATAGCGGCTCATATTATGGGTAATGTCAAAGAGTTGCCAGGTAAGATGATTTATTCAACTGCAAAAGATATATTGCATAAGATTGATAATAATGAATTAACTATGTTAGTTGAAAAACAAAATAGAACAGGTGAATATACTTTATTAAAATCTAAAGATACAAACTTACACATTATGAATAAATTTAGTTTAAGTAGAGAGATTGCTAATGCCTAATTTTACAGTTCTTGCACAAAACAACGGACAAGATAACTATATTCGTCAGGCAGAGTTGTTGGCAATGAGTATTCGTAACACAAATCCAGATAGTAAAATTTGTTTAATTACAAATGAAGATAACGAGTGGATTAAAGAAAACTTATTTGACGACATTGTACCTATACCGTGGGAAGATAAAGCAGAAGAACATAAATGGAAAGTCCAAAATCGTTGGAAGATTTACCATGCTTGTCCATATAATGAAACTTTTGTCTTAGATACAGACATGATAGTGTGCAATAATCTAACACATTGGTGGAACTTAATGAAAAACTATGAAGTATTCTATACCACTAAAGTAACTGATTATAAACAATGTAAACTTAATGCAACATATTATAGGAAAATGTTTGAACAGAATAATTTACCAGATACATATGTAGCACTACATTATTTCAAGAAGTCAGACTTTGCTAAAAAATTTTATACTTGCTTAGAAGAAGTAATGAAAAACTGGGAATACTATTATGAAAAATATGCTCCTAAGAAAATGCAAAAATTTTTAAGTGTAGATGTATGCACAGCAATTACTATTAGAGTTTTAGGAGTCGAAGATAAAGTAACTAATGCTGTTACACCTTTTCCTAATTTTGTTCATATGAAACCTTATGCTCAACCATGGAAAACGCAAACTAAAAAATGGCAAGACAGGATTAGTTGCTTTGTAAACGATAAAAAACAAATGCGTGTTGGCGGACATTTACAAAACACAGTTTTTCATTATACTGAAAAAGATTTTACGGAGAAATTTTATGACAGATTCAATTATACAATTTCCAGTTAAACCTGAAAAATTTCAAGCACATGACTCTAAGAAAAAAGAGTTATTAGATGCTATTAATAATACTACACTTGTAGAAAAAATCTTTGGCCCTAATAATGATATTACACGTTGTGACTGGGGACCTGGAAGATTCGACCCAAATAGAGAATGGTTAAAAGTTTTACAATTTGATTTGAATGAACATCTTAAGAACTGGATGAAACAGTTCAAATATGAAACATTCACAATACATGAAATATGGTTTCAACAGTATGCAACAGGTGGTAAACACAGTTGGCATGTTCATGGGTGCAATTTTACAAGTGTGTATTTTTTAGATTTACCTGGAGAAACTCCGGTAACGCAATGGATTGATCCTGTAACAGGTAATGCACACAACTTCAATGTTCAAGAAGGAGATATAATTACATTTCCAAGTTGGACTGTACACCGAGCACCTATAAATCAAACAAAAGAAATAAAAACAATTATAAGTTGGAATATGTACGTAGACATTTCTGACTTTTATAAGGCAACTGATGAACAAAGTTATTAAAGATGATGTTTCTACGTATGTAGAGTTTGACCCGAAAACTGGCAATGTTCTAACATTGACAAGTTATCCCCAGTCTAAAAACTATATTGAAGTAGATTTTAAAGATGTAGAAGGGTTGGCATCTGGAAGAGAAAAATTTAAGCATTATAATGTATTATTCAATACTACATCTTTACTGTACGAATTAAAAAACATCTACGATGAAACACATTATGAATACAATGTTAATAATAGTTTGTACAAACTACAGAATAACAGAGATGCAGATATTATTTTGGTAAAAAATTATTCTAAAGGCCAATGGCAGATTAAATTTGGTGAATTATTTACCAAAACACTTAAATCAAATAATGTAACATTAAACACTATCAAAAATTTTAGTATTGTTAAAAAGAACGACCCATATGTATTATATCGTTCTTTGCAATTTAATTTAGCAAGTGACAATTTAGTCTTGCATTTTGATGATAGTGATGCTATAATAGACTTTGACGTATATACAAACAAAATGTTTAATAGTTATGGAGTAGAAATTGTCGATAATTAAAATTCAAGATGTAGATATCATCTTTTTAAGTTATGACGAGCCTAATGCTGAAGAAAATTGGGCAGATCTACAACGTAAGATCCCGTGGGCAAAGCGTGTACACGGTGTAGAAGGATCAGATGCGGCACACAAAGCCTGTGCTGATTTATCAGACACAAAACATTTTGTTACAGTAGATGGAGATACTATTGTTGATCCTAAATTTATGCAAGTCTCTTTAGATTTAGACAAATTAGGAGTAGACGATGACTATCAATTTAGTTGGTGTGGTAAAATTAATGCTAATGGACTTATGTACGGCAATGGTAGTTTAAAAATGTGGACTAAAGAGTTTGTTAAAAATATGAAAACTCATGAAAACACAGACGGTAGTAATGAAACAAGTATTGAGTTTTGTTATTTTGACAACTATTATCAACTTAATGACAATTATTCAACCAGCATTATTACATCTACACCTCAACAAGCATGGAGAGCAGGTTTTCGTGAAGGTGTTAAAATGAGTTTGGATAGAGGAAAACCAATTGAAGATATAAACACCTTGTGGTGGCAAAACAGACATAGACTTTATATTTGGCAAATGGTAGGTTGTGATATTCCAAACGGCATATGGGCAGTCTACGGTGCAAGACTTGGAACTTATATGAATTTACTAACTGAATGGGATCACACACAAACAAGAGATTTTACATATTTAAATAGTTTGTGGGAACAACATAAAGACATAAACGTGTCTGAAGAATGTAAGGAGTTAGGCAAAAAATTGATTAACGAATTAGATATACCAATTGCTGTTATTCCCTTTGATAAATTACAAAGTGAATTCTTTAAAACTGTTTACATTAATAGTGATAGAGTTATAAGACGTAAATGAGTGAAGTAGATCAAATTAAAAAAATAATGCCGGAGATTGATAAGATATCTCCTACGTTCTGCTTGGCTAAATGGCATCATGTAACTATATATTTGCAAACAGGTGAAACACACAGTTGTTATCATCCAGCACCTCACAAAATTCCACTTGAAGGATTAATTGATAATCCAAGTCAACTTCATAATACGCCTCAGAAGAAACAAGAGCGTAAGCAAATGCTTGAAGGGGAAAAGCCGAGCGGGTGTCAATATTGTTGGAACATTGAATGTATGGGTAAAGATTATATTAGTGATCGACACATCAAAACTGCAAGTATATATAAACCCGAACGTATAGAAGAAATTAAAAGTAACCCGTGGGATTATGATATTAATCCTGAGTATATAGAAGTAAATTTTTCAAATGAATGTAATTTTAAATGTGGATACTGCCATCCTAAATTTAGCACAAGTTATTTCAACGAAATAAAAAAGCATGGACCATACAAAGACAGTACTGTGCATCGCAACGACATTGACTGGCTTGAATTATTTGATGAACAAACAAATCCATATGTTGATGCATGGTGGAAGTGGTGGCCGGAAGTCTCCAAGACTCTTAATATCTTACGTATCACGGGAGGTGAACCTTTAATGCATAAGAGTACTTGGAGGCTATTCGACGAACTTGAACAAAATCCTAAACCACATATTCAAATCGAACTTAATAGTAATATGGGAGTAAAAGAAAAACTTGTGCAAAAACTTGTTGAAAGAATTAAACTACTTAAAGAAAAAAATTGTATTAGAAGTTTCAAATTATATACAAGCATTGATACTTGGGGGCCAAGAGCAAGTTATACTCGTAGGGGATTAGATTTAGGCCTATGGGAACGTAATCTTGATTATTATCTTAAAAATCTTGGATACCCTGTAACATTTATGATTACATTTAATTTATTTGCGGTCACAAGTTTTGATAAATTACTGAAAAAGATACTCGAGTGGCGTAGTAAGTACAATAAAAATAATAAAACACAATGGCAAAATATAAGATTTGATACACCATATCTTAGAGACCCTATTCAATTTGATATGAATATATTGCCTAAAGATACCTTTATGCCATATATGGAAAAGCATTTAAAATTTATAGCAGAAAATATTAATGATGCTGATAGAACAAAATTTAGTTTGTTAGAATACGAACGATTTCGTAGGGTAGTAGATTATATGCGTAAAACAAATTATGACGATGCTAAGTTACTTAATGGGCATAAAAATTTCTATACTTGGTTTAATGAATATGATAGTCGTACTGGTATTAAAATGACCGAAGTGTTTCCTGAATTGGAAGAATTTTATTTAAGTTGTCAATCTAAAGTATAATTTTATTTTTAAAAATTTTATTAGCAAGATTTTGATTCCAATCTAATACATCTTGCATATCATTTAAAATAAGTTGTAAATCGTATATACTTTTTTCTTTTATACTATCTAATGTATCGAAAATCATCTGTATTCTTTTATCATGATTAGTTTCAGTATCGTATTCTTCAGACCACCATTTATCAAATGTTTTAAAACCTAATTTTTTAATATACTCTAAAGTAAACGGAGGTGCAACACAAATAAAAGGCCTTTTATATATCATAGCATTATTTGTTTTTTCGCTGAAATTTCCTGTAGGTTCGTAAAACCGTGTTTCATTAGCAACTACACAAAACGATTTCAAATAGTATTCATGCAAACCCTGGGGACTTGACACATTTCCTTCTGGCCATTTTTTAAAATCAGAGTTGATGCTTTTTAATTTAACATCTATCGATAATGGTGGATCACTAAATGCCCAACTATAGTAACCTGGCGTGTCTTTTATATGATTTATAATTAATTCTCTATGATTACTGTAACGCCAATTAGGACAAATAAAACGTTTTTCTATAGAATTTGTTACAGTAATAGAACCACCATTAAATTGATTACGTAAGAAAATATCAAAACACTTTAGTTCAAATGGATAATCTGTAATATGTTTTTGTACATTGTAGTTACAAGTATAAACAGTAATAGAAGCATTAAGTCTTTTACTAAACTCTTCGATACTATCTAATTCATCAGCACGAAGTGTTTCCCCACCTTTGAATTCACTAAAAAATCCTCTATTATGTTGTTTACCTTTTTCATACAAACTTAATGGTTCATAAAGATATATTTCTAATTTTTTAAGTTTTTTAACTAATTTAGGAGTTAGAGGAAATTTATCAAAGTTTATTTTATTAGTGCCAGTAAAGATAATAAATGGATTTTCCGGATACCAATGTTCAAATAGTTGTGTAAACATTCCTCCTAACTTTGTAGTTTTAACAGGCAAATTGCCCCAGAAAATATCTTGCTTAAACATTTTAATAAGTGCCAGTAATTTGTAAAGTATATCTTGGTTCTATGCCTATGTTACTTGCGGCATGGGGAACATCAGGATGCCATAATACATATTCTCCTGCTTTATAATTTACAATAGCAGAGTTATCAATTTGGAAATAATGTCCCGGCTTCCAATCTTCCAAAAACACAATAGCACGTCTAACATTTTTACGGTCTTGATTAAACACTTTACAGTAAGTAGTAAAATGGTCAACGTGTTCTGGCATAATATCAAGTGTATCCATTCTATAAAAAACAAATCCTGGATTTTTTAAATTAATTAAATTTGCAACACCAGTAGTCCAATCAGGCATAGGATTTCTGCTATCATACATTTTGCCTGTAGTTGTATTATGAGTATACCCTTGCTTACGCCAAGTAGTAGACTCTGCACCTGTAATAGGTTGTCTTACATAATCAAAACTTTTATAACCTTCACCCCATAGTTTAGGGAGGTAACCTTTATGCCACATTTCTCTCAATATCCAATGTTACGCAGTGAAATCCACCGCCAAGTGTTCGTTGATGCCTCATTGGCAACATAGCACATTCAATACCTTGTGCTTCTAAGGCTTTACGTAGTGGCTCTTGATGTTTTTCAAGTGCAACTAACTTAGTATTTACACTAAAAAGATTCATGTTTATCCATGTACTTGCATTACACCAACCAGGATAATGTCCGATGTCTACTGGATCTGGACACCATAATATATCCCAACTTCTAAAAGGTTCTGGCAAATCTTCTTTGTTTTTTATTCTACTTGGATTAGCAAGTAATAATCCTTCACGTAAAAAAGCAACAGTACTATCAATATGCATATAACTGTAAACATCTTTTAGTAAGTGTACTTTTGCCCTGTCACCTAATGCATTTTGCAACAGTGTTGCACCTAATTCGTTTCCGCTATTACTTACAAGATATAATACATCTTCATTAGCACGAATAATATTAGCGGCATCAAACGCAGGTTCAAAATCTGTAAGTGCAAGTATATCTTTATTGCCAATACAATCTGTATTGTATAAGTTACTTTCATGATAACATCGAATATTGCGAGGATTATTTAAATGTTTTTCAAACGCCCTCCATTCTCCTTTTCTTGCTCTAATAGGCATAGGAGTTGCAAGTGTTAGTTTATCGTGTACAAATACTGAGTCTCGAGGACAATAATTATAATAGTTGCAATCAGTAGCATCAGGACGTAAAACTTCAACTGATTCTCCTTTTAAAAAATCTACAAAAGTTTCTAAATCTTCGTTTGCTTCATCTATTACTTGTTGTGGATAAGGCCCTTTTTGTATTTCGCTTTCGTCTGCCTTATCAGCAAAGTTTACACAACGCAAACTTATATCTATATCCGTAGGAATCTTTGCGTTATCTGCAATACCAACAATTACTTTTCTTAATTGACCCCACTCATTTTTAGACATACGATACTCTTCCAGACCAATGTTCTAATATTTGATCTTCTAATTCTAAGTTACTCATTCGTGTATTTTCACCTACAATCTGTTGTATTTTAATTTCCATATCTCTACACCAATGTTTAGTAGAATCTTTTAATTTATATCCGAGATAAGGGTATATAACTTTTTCAACAAAACTTAAATGTTCTAAAACACTTGGATGAGAATCTGTTCTATAAACATTTTTTGACATTGGAAAGATGTTTTGGAATCCTGGTAAACTATTGTCTACTTTATCTTTGTGACCTTGAAATAGATCTACATTTAATGATTTTAAATATGCATTGGTGTGTAATATTGCTGTTCTGTTCCTAACAATGTCGTTTTCTTCACTCCAGTGTTTACTTAGATATTCATCGTCATAATAATCACTGTTAAGTATATTACCTTCGGTAATCCACTTTCCGTCTTTTAGTAAATCTACCCTTTGCCAACTACTCCATAAAATACAAACAAGATCTTTGTCATTAAAATTATGTTTTTCGTTTGCTTCAATTGTACGACAAGCAATACCTTGATTGCCCATTCCTGCCTTAGCATAGTTATGATTTTCTATATCTAAATCTTGTGCTATGATATCACTCCATGTAGGCCAAATGTATTCAGTATACGAACACCCGAATGTAAAGAGTCTCACCTAAATACCTCCATACTTGGAAGATAAGGATAGTCATCACTGGTCCATAGTTTATCTGCTTTTACTGTTTTTAATTTTTCAATACCAAGTTGAGCAGTTTCAGGAGTCATGTAATAATGATATCCTACTTGTTTAATATTTTGTTCTGCCCAGGGTTTATCGTCAGTACGACCATCATATGCCATCTGTTTGAGTATTTCGTAATCTTGTTTAGTAGGACATAAAATTGCGCCGCCACGACCAAGGCTTAACATTTTTTTATGTTGAAAACTCAAACACATTAATTGCCCTTTGATGTAACTGTCTTTTGCAAAGTTTACTGCACCATCGATAATTCTTGTTCCGCCGATAAAGTAGTATCCTACCCATTCGCCATTTACAAAACTCCAGTCTAACCCAAGTTTTATTAATGTAAAGGGAATACTAATATAAGTCTTGGTTGGAATAGTAAGTTTATTTTGTGGATTATCATATCTTAAGCAAAGTTCAATTGCGTGTGTGCAACTATCTGTTGCTACTGCAAAAGGAGCATTATAGTACTGTGCTATTTGTTTTTCAAATTCTTTTACCGTTTCAAACATAAACATATTTATGTGCGTACTTAATAAGTAAGTATGTGAGTGAAATTATTAATCTATTATTATGGCATAGGTCTTGGAGCCTTGAAAAATTATTGGATAAGATCCAAAATAATTCTAATGCACTGATAAGGGTTTTAGGTGCAGAAGAATATGCAATAATGGGTTGGGATAATCCTGATAATGAAAATATCCTTAGAAAAATCAAAAAAGAAATTACTGTTAGTTCTAATACTGTTGAGTTTGTTTGTGGCGGATTTCCTACAAGCAACTCTTTTCATCCAGGCACTAACATAACACATTGGACAAGTTTTTGGCCTACAAAAACTTATTATGAATTAGATAAATGGGGACACGTTGCAAATAATAATAAATTCACAAAGGCATACGTAAACTTAAATAACAAACCTTGGTATTTTCGTTGTGAACTGCTTGATCAATTGGCAAAAAGAAAGTTGATTTCAAAAGGTGCAATCAGTTGGAATGAATGTAATATTGATTACGATTTCAAGCATTGGCGTCAAGAACGGCTAATTATTGATCCCGAGTATGCACAATCTACAGAACAATACGGATCTTTCCCACCAGAGTTTCACGAAAGTTTTATGAGTCTTGTGAGCGAGTCTACTATGGATACCATTTTTCCAACAGAAAAAACATATACACCTGTATATTTTAAAAAACCGTTTTTAGTTTGGAGTGTACCTAATTATCACAAAGCATTACAAAAATTAGGTTTTGAGTTATATGATGAAATATTTGATTATAGTTTTGATAGTGTAAAAGATAATAAATTACGATTAAAACTGTTATTAGATCAAGTTGAAAGTGTTGTAGATAAAGATTATCAAAAATTATATAATTTGGTTGCAGAAAAAGCAGAAAGAAACTATAATATACTAAAGGATATTAGGTTCGACATCAGCAAAGTTCCGAGCAGTATTTTACAGCACGGCGGTTATGAACAATTAATTAAGGAAATGAAATGAGTACAATTGGTTTTATTGGTGTGGGCAAGTTAGGCGAGCCATGTGCAGAAGAAATAGTTAAAAAAGGACATACAGTAAAAGGCTATGATATTTCTCCTTTTAGTAGTAAGCACATTCAATCAACAGAATCTATTAAAGATTGTGTAACAGGTACAGATATTGTTTTTGTTGCAGTACCAACACCACATCATCCCGATTACGATGGTAGACGTCCTACAAGTCATCTGGAGCCTAAAGATTTTGACTACAGTATTGTAATTGATGTGCTAAAAGAAGCAAACAAGTATATGAACAAAAAACAACTACTCGTCCTTATTAGTACTGTATTACCAGGCACTACACGCCGAGAATTTGTTCCACTTGTAACTAATACACGTTTTGTTTATAATCCTTATTTAATTGCAATGGGGACTGTTGGTTGGGATATGGTTAACCCTGAGATGGTTATGATTGGCACAGACGATGGTAGTGAGACGGGCGATGCAAAACAGTTACGTAAATTTTATGAATCTATTATGGATAACTTTCCTCGTTATGTTATAGGAACATATGACGAGTGTGAGTGCATTAAAGTTTTTTACAACACATTTATTAGTACAAAGTTAAGTCTTGTAAACATGATGCAAGATGTTGCACAACGCCAAGGTAATATTAACGTTGATGTTGTAACAAAAGCATTAGCAGAAAGTACACAACGTATCATGAGTCCTGCATATATGACAGCAGGCATGGGAGACGGAGGTAGTTGTCATCCGAGAGATAATATTGCATTGCGTTATATGGCAAAAGAATTAAACTTAGAATACGATATATTCGATAGTATTATGACAGCAAGAGAAGTTCAAGCAAAAAACCTTGCAAAGTATGTTATTGAAATGAAAAATGTATACGGTGGTAGTATTATCTTAAATGGTATTTCTTATAAACCAGGTGTAAGTTATGTCGACGGTAGTTATGCACTACTTGTTGATCATTATATTAAAGAATTAGGAGAATCGTCAATTTATATCGATCCTCTTGCAAGTGAGATGCCAAGCGGCAGTGCTTCTGTTGGTGGCATAGTTTTAATGTGTCACCCTGAAATGTATTTAGACTATTCAACAGATAGTGTTATTATAGATCCTTGGAGACAAGTAGAAAAAAATCCTAAGTACTTGGTTATACACTACGGAAATACAAGATGAAATATTTAAAAACTGAGCCATTATTATATTTTAAAGAAGTTGCTGATAAAACACTACAGTGGTATTGTGGAGACGACTCTGAAAATTATAATGACCACAATAAATCTTCTTGGAAATACTTTAATACCCACGACAAACTATTCTACGAATTTAATAGTTTAGGTTACAGAACACGTGAATTAGATACTCTAAACGATTACATTCTTGTTCTTGGTTGTAGTTATACTGAAGGTGTTGGATTATATGAAAACGAAATATGGTGTAATGTTTTAGGTAAACAATTAGGTATAGATATTTTAAATTTAGCAAAAGCAGGTACAGGTCCTGATATTGTAAATTTTAACACACAGTTATTTGTAAAAAATAAATTTGTAAAACCACGTGCAGTTATTAATCAGTGGCCACAAGCAACAAGAAAAAGTTTTGGATATTTAGAGTCAGATGGTTTACGTTTAGAAGATAGAAATGTTAGTAATTGGATACCAGGAACTAATTATGATAGTGATTGGTATTTTAATCGTTGGATAGCAGAAGACGGACAGTTAGAATATGAAAACAATTTACATATTAATAGTGTAACTAATTTATGGAATGCTTTAGGCGTTCCCGTTTTTAATTGGACCTTTGGCGGCGACTTTATGACCAAATATAGTAAAGAAATGGTATCTGTTTTAAAACTTGAAAACACAGACAGAGCAAGAGATAATGCACATGACGGTCCGTTAATTCATCAAGAGGTAGTAGACAAGATTAGAGATAAAGTAGAATGTATGATATAGTGTTTATAAGTTATGGCGAACCTAACGCGGATAATAATTGGCTAATACTTAAAGATCAGTTTCCAATGGCTAAACGTGTTAAGGATGTAGAAGGCATACATCAGGCACATATTGCCGCGGCTAAAAAATGCTTTACAAAAATGTTTTGGGTTGTAGACGGTGATGCAGAATTGTCAAGAGGGTTTACATTTGATTACGAGGTTTCCGAGTGGGATTTAGAAACAGTCCATGTATGGCGAAGTATAAATCCAATTAATGACTTGGAATATGGGTACGGTGGTGTTAAGTTATTACCAAGGTCACTCACGGTGAATATGGATGTCACTGTGCCCGACATGACAACAAGTATTAGTAGTAAGTTTAAAGCAATGCCTGAAATTTCAAATATTACTGCTTTTAACACAGACGAGTTTAGTGCTTGGAAAAGTGGATTTAGAGAATGCGTAAAACTTGCCAGCAAAACTATAAAAGGTCAAGTAGATGAAGAAACAGAAAAACGTTTAGATATTTGGTGCTCTGTAGGAGAAGATATACCGTTTGGCAAATATGCAATTCATGGAGCAAAAGTAGGAAAGCATTTTGGGGAAGCACACAAAGACGATAAAGAAATGCTTTATATGATTAATAATTTTAAATGGTTGAAGGAACAATTTGATGACTATAAAGATTCCATTTGATAATATTGTTAAGTTAGGCCAAAAGACAATGCTGGACAACAATTTGTTTTCGGTAAGTTGGATTATTGGACGTTTTTGTAATTACAAATGTTCTTATTGTTGGCCATATGCTAATACAGACAAGCCTGACTATTATGATTTACAAACATACAAAAACACAGTTGATGAAATAAAACGTCAAGCAATAGCCAACGGATATGACAAATTTCATTTTAGTTTCAGCGGTGGCGAACCTACAGCATACAAAGACTTGTTAAAATTAATAGAACACTACGAAGATTATAAAAGTAATTATTTAAGTATACACATGACAAGTAATTGCAGTCCGTCAAAGTCTTGGTGGAAGCGTTGGTTAGATATTACCGATGTAATGGATAGAAGAAGTATTACTGCAAGTTTTCATGCAGAATTTGCTAATGAAAAAGAGTTTGGTGACAAGTTATTATATTTACAGGACAACGGAGTGTTTATTACTATCAATCAAGTAATGGTTCCAAGTCTATGGGAGGAGTATTATGAAAGAAGTCAACGATTCATTCAAAGAGGGTTGCACGTTACTCTTAAGCCGCAATCAGATCCTACTGCGTCATTTGTGGTCGATGGTTACACGGAAGAACAAAGACAAATCTTACAAAACGATAGCGAACAAGAATACAAGCAAGTGCGTCTACAAGACGATAAAGGAATAGAATACGAAATCGATCAAGCAGAAAGATTAAATGCATATGGATTTAACAAATTCAAAGGTTGGAAATGTAACAGTGGTTATCAAAGTTGTATTATCAGAGGCAATGAAGTAAAACGCAGTTATAGTTGTCACGATCAACCATTAGGAACTATTACTGATGGATTTAAATTATTTGACAAACCTATGGTTTGTATTACACCGACATGTGTAAGTAGTGCTGATAGCAAGATACCAAAGGCAAAAATATGAAAATAGATATTAAAGATATTAAGTTTTGGATGGACGCTATTCGCAACAGCAAAGATAGAGATCGTATTCTTGAAAGTTTTTGGGGCGGACAATTAAAAAGTAAAGAAATGTTAGTAAAACATTTAGAAGATCATTATGACTTAAATGCTAAACCTAAAATTGTTATTCACGGCGGCTGGAATGGAGTACTTGCTTCAATGCTATTTAACAGTAAATTTTTAGACATAGAACATATTACAAGTGTTGATATAGACCCAACAGTTGAGGAAACTGCAAGAACTATTAATAAGAATCAAGAAATGCAGGGATTATTTACTGCTCGAACAGCAGATATGTGTACAGATAAGTATAATGCAGATATTGTGATTAATACAAGTTGCGAACACGTAGATAAAGTCAAATTACAACAATGGTTTGATAACATACCTCAAGGTACTATGTATGTTATGCAAAGCAACAATTATTTCGAACTTGAAGAACACATTAACTGTGTAAACAGTACAGGAGAACTTGCTGAGTCTGTCAGTGCTAAAAATTATAGTGTAGAGGAAATTGTATTACCTAAGTATACAAGGTACATGATTAGTGGGATAAAATGAACTACGGAACAATAACACAATACGGAAACTTTATAGAGTTAGATGTAACAACCGATGCAGAAAAATTAGTTGCATGGGCAAATGACTTTGAATGGGTAAAATATAATCCTCGCAAAGATGTAAACAGGTGGGGACTGAGTATTACAAGCCTTGATGGAGGGTTAAGTGGTATTCCCGACTTAGATAGTTTATATGAATATAATAAAGAGAATAATACAAACTATAAAGAAGAAGATTTTAAAACACCAACACCGGTATTAAATAAACAAATACATGATATATTAAAACCTTGGGATGGTTATTATTATAGAACACATTTCTTAAAATTCGGTCCTGGTGGATTCTTTCCACCACATAGAGATTGGAATTATTATACAGGTACACCTGATAATTTTAGATTAATAATGCCTTTGCGTAATGTAAATCCTCCGTCCTTCAATTTTGTCTATGAAGATAAAACACTACATTGGGAACCTGGCAGAATGTATTTCTTAGATACACAGCGTATGCATTATTTGTTTAATAGTAGTTTTACAGACAGTTACTGGATGGTGGTTAATGTAGAACTCAATACTGAAACTATCAAGCATACCTTAGAAAGGTTAAATCAAAAATAATGTACGATTACACAGATATTAAATCAATACATTTAGAAGTTACATCTAAGTGCCAAGCACGTTGTCCGATGTGTCCAAGACGAATCCACGGAGGACCGTTGTTAGACAGTATTGATTTAGAAGAAATAGACTTAGGAACTTTTGTAAATTGGTTTCCAAGAGACTTTATTCGTCAATTACATTTTCTTAATATGTGCGGAAACTTAGGAGATCCTATTGTAGCAAAAGACACACTTGAAATTTTCAAATACTTGCGTGAAACTAATCAAGGAATGACTTTACAAATGCATACTAACGGAAGTGGAAGGTCAAAAGAATGGTGGCAAGAACTTGCTCAGCAAAAAGTAAAAGTTGTATTTGGTATTGACGGGTTAAAAGATACTCATGCATTATACAGAGTAAATACCGACTGGAATAAAATTATAAACAATGCTACACATTTTATTCATGCAGGCGGAGATGCACGTTGGGATATGTTAGTGTTTGAACACAACGAAGATCAAGTAGAAACTTGTGAACAAATGAGTAAAGAATTAGGTTTCAAAGGCTTTAGTATTAAGCATACAACAAGATTTAAAGATGGTAGATTTGATGTGTTAGATGATGATTATAATATTACACATACATTGTTTCCATCTAAGAAAAGTCGCGATATGATTAAGCCAGCCAAAGAAGCACAAAAAGAAAAACTGCCAACAATTAGTTGTAAAGCAAAAAATGATAATCAAATGTATATTAGTGCAAATGGTAATGTTAGTCCTTGCTGTTGGTTAGACTTAGAATGGTTACCACAGCATAGTTACAGTAGATTAGATTACATGGTTAAAATTAAAAAATATCCTAATTTGCATAAGAATACTATGCAAGAAATATTTGATTCAAACTTTTTCCGTAATATTGAAAAGACATGGACAACTTGTGGTATGCTCGAATGTGGCAAACAGTGTGGAAGTTTTGACAAACTAAACAAACAGTTTGAAAGGATAGAGCATGAGTAAAACGTTTTGTCCTTTGCCTTGGATACATTTAGCAACAAGGCCAAATGGCGATGTCCGTGTTTGCTGTACAGCAAATGCTTCTGGTGCAGGTGTCGAAGATGACAAAACAGCAGGTCTTGTAAAGCAAGACGGTGTTGCTATGAACTTACGTAATCATACTATTGAAGAAGTATGGAATAGTGAACATATGCGTAGAACAAGACTGCAAATGTTAAATGACGAGATACCTGAAAGTTGTCGTAAATGCTTTTATGAGGAATCAAAAGGTATTGTTAGCAAACGTCAGTGGGAAACAGAAGTGTGGAACCAACGATTAGATATAGATAATATTGTTGCAAAGACTGACGAGCAAGGAAATCTGCCAGTTGATATTCCTTACTTTGATCTTCGGTTGGGGAATGTGTGTAATTTAAAATGTACAATGTGTTCACCGCATGATAGTTCAAGTTGGATTAAAGAATGGAAATTATTGTATCCTAAATACACAAATGAAAATCTAAAACGTGATCAAAGTTGGAATGAAAACTTTGATTATACTTGGTATAAAAAAGGCACATTTTTAGATAGTATGAAAGATCAAGTAAAAAATATAAAGGAATTATATTTTGCTGGAGGCGAACCATTAATGATTCCTGAACACTATAATATTTTGCAGTTTATGGTCGATGAAGGTTACGCAAAAGATTGCTGTATAAGATATAATTCAAATGGAACTGTATTAGAAGATAAACTGTTTGTGTTATGGTCACACTTCAAGGAAGTAACGTTTAATTTTAGTATAGATGCATACAGTGAAAAGAATGATTATATTAGATATCCAAGTCAATGGAACGAAATAGCAAAGAATTTAAAAATATTAGACGACAGTAATGCTAACGTAAGAATTAATATTGCCTCAGCAGTACAATTATTAAATGCACCATACCTTGGTGAATTAGCAGAATGGAAAGCAAGTCAACAGTTTAGCAAAGTAAATAGTATGCCATTCGGCGGCGGCTTAATAAGTACACATCTTGTGTATTTCCCAAGTTACTTAAATGTTAGAGTTATGCCTGCAGAACTAAAAGAATTTACAAAAAAACAAATAGAAGTATTTGTTGACAGACAGAAATTTAACACAAATTGGAATAGAAGTCCAATGGGCAAAACAAGATGGATGGGACTAATTGAGTACATGATGGCAGAAGATTGGTCGGACAAGTTACCGCAAACAGTAAACTACTTAGAAACTCTTGACAAGTCAAGAGGAACCGATTTTAGAAAAACCTTTCCTGAATTAGGAGAATATATCTAATGGATTATAAAGGATTAATACCAGGTCAGCAACAGCATATTGAAGTAGATACCAAGCATTGGAAGTTTGGGATTTATCGTAACGGTGTTAGAGTTGTAGATCATATGCTTCATTACACAGCATATCCATTGGGATATGATGATCACGGGATTGTTGATAAAGTTTGTAAAAGATTAAAAAAATTTAAACCAGAGACAGGTGATAATTTATTTAAAAGTTTTGAACCAACAATTAACAGTCCTCATGTAGAACTTACAGATAAGTTGTTTGAGATGAGCAACGGCTACAGATCTGTATTTGCATTGTCAGGTAGTGACAGTATAGAAGTTGCAATTAAACTTGCATTTGCCTATCATGAGAGAAAAGGTAACAAGCGTAAAAAAATAGTTGGATTTGATGATGCTTATCATGGTGCTACTTTACTTTCTCTGTCTTGCGGAAGCGTGGGTTTAGAAAAAGGCTTTCATAATATGAATCCTTATCAAGATGTAATTAAAATTTCACCTGATATGAAACAGGAAATAGACTGGAGTGACGTTGCTTGTATCTTAGTCGAAACTTGTCCACACTATCAAACTATACAGCCGTACGGATATGATGTTTGGGAAAAGATAAATCAAATACAAGAAAAACACGATGTAATTGTTATAGTAGATGATATTTTTATGGGTGGAGGCAAAACAGGAAACTTTTTTGGATTTAGTAATTTGCCAGTCAACCCAGATATCTTTGTAATGGGTAAATCTATTACAGGAGGATTTTTTCCTTTAAGTGTAGCATTATACAACGAAAAGATACATAAACAGTTGCACGACAATTTTTGGTTGCATGGTCACACATATAGTTTTTGTTTATCAGGTGTATTAAGTATGCTTGAATATATTAAAATACTTAAAGAAAACAAGTATATGGATAATGTTTTTACTATAGTATCAACAGCAAAAGATTATTTTACAGATGCAGGTTTTGAAATAGTAGGCAATTATGGTTTAGTATTTTTACTTAGCAAGAACACATTTAAATTTAGATTTGTTTTACCTTTAAACGCAGACGAAGAATATTTTGAAGCATTGCCTGAAACATTAAAACAGTTGGACGACCGATGGAAAGAATAGCAATCACAGGGCATTTATCAGGTCTTGGTAAAGAGTTATATAATAGAATACCTAACAGTATTGGTTTCGATTTAGGTAGTAATCACGATATTGCTAATCCAGACCCGTGGATTAGTACAGCATTAAATTGTGATGTGTTTATTAATAATGCGTACTGCGGGTTTCATCAAGTTAATCTATTAGAAGAGTTTTTTAAAGAATGGCAATTTACAAATAAAACAATTATTAATATAGGAAGTTGTGCATCGGATATTTCAAAGATAGATTATATAAAAAAAATTGACTTTTATCCTATTCATAAAAAAGCCTTAGATGATGCTTGTACAAGACTACAACACGTAAAGAAAACTTGTAGAATAGTAAATGTTAAGATAGGCTGGATGGATACTCCATTAGTTAAAGATGTAGATGTAGAAAAAATTTCTGTTGATAAAGTTGCCGATGTTATTTTAGATTGCTTAAAAAACAAAAATATTTCTAATGTCACTGTAGGGGGAGATTACGTATGGAACCGATAAAACGTATTCAAGTATTAGAACCACCAGAGTTTGGTGTTGCAACAGCGTTTAATGATGTATGGTTTAACATTTATCCAGGACCTCTTGGGTTAATGTGTAGTGGCGGCGCCGACAGTTCTTTAATGTTATATCTAACATTGTTACACAGTGACGATCCAATACACGTTTTTACTCTTGCTAATAATCCGTTAGAATTAAAAAATATTACTGCGGTAACTGCTGTATTAAACAAGTGTGTAAAGTTAACAAACAAACATAATGTAATACATCATATTGTACACATGGAAGGCAATAAGCCAGACGGAGCAACAGTTTTAGGGGATATGATTAAACAAGTTGGTGTTGATATTAATGTTGCACAAATAGGTGTAACAGCAAATCCTCCTAAGGATATTTTAGATAAAATGAATAACACTTATTCGCCGAGAGATAAATCCAGAGATAACCCCAATGCAGATTATGAATTAATTAATGCAACAGAACAAGGTTATCCTTGGTTATACACACCTTGGAGAATTCATAATAAACAAACAATAGCAAACATATATAAAAAACTAAAGTTGTTAGATAAACTATTTCCTTTAACTTTTAGTTGCGAATATTATCCATCAGACTATGAAGCACCTGATCCAGGAATGGATCATTGTGGTAACTGTTGGTGGTGCGAGGAAAGACAATGGGCATTTGGCCGACTAAAATAATAGATAATTTTGTTGAACGTTTTGATGACGTTGAAAAAACATATAATCAACTTATGGATAATAGCAAACACTATCCTGATGGAAAAATATATAACGGCGATTGGTTACAAATTCCTTTAAAGGCTACTTATGTAGGTGACGAAGGCTATATTGAAAGACCTTTAGCATTTGATACACCTATAAATGATTTACTAAGTGATGATATGGTTGTAAGTGCTATATTTTCTATACTTAAACCTGGAGTAGAAATTACTCCGCACAAAGGACACAGAGGTTTTGCAGAAAAAATTTATAAAGCACATATTTGTATTTACGAAGCAAAGGACAGTGCATTAATTGTAGGTGATAAAAAATACGAATGGAAAAGAGGACAAGGATTTTTATTTGATGATACTATTGAGCATACAGCATATAATAGAGGCAACGATACAAGAGTGGTATTACTAATGGACATCGCAAGAGATCCAAACGACATCCCTGTGTTTAGTAAGAATATGATTGAAGCATACTTATGAAGTTAGAATACAAAAATAAAAATATGCAAGATTGGTTCCTTGTTAGTTGGACACTTTCTAACAAGTGTAACTATCGTTGTGAATATTGTCCAGATATATTACATAACGGAAGTACAGGTCAACCCCGTTGGGAAACAGTAAAGCGTTTTGTTGAAAACTTTAAAGTAGACAAAACTATCTGTTATAGATTGAGTGGGGGAGAGCCCACGTACTGGAAACATTTTTTAGATCTTGCTAAACTTGTAAAAAAACAAGGACACTATTTTAGTTTTGTTACAAACGGAAGTCAACGTGTAAAATACTACAAAGAAATTAGTAACTACACAGACGGGTTTATGATTTCATATCACCCTCAATATGCAGATGTAGAACATTTTATTAAAATTGCAAATGAAGTTGATTGTCCTGTAGCAATAAACCTTATGCTCGTACCAGACAAATTTGACGATATGTGTACAGTAGCAAGGCAATTATACAACGGTAGTATGAACTTAACTGTTATACCTAAGATTGTTGTAGATAAAACAAGCACAGATTTTGTAACTAATACTGTATCGACTTATACACAAAAACAAAAAGATATCATTGCTAATTGGAAATATCAACGTAATTTAAATTTTGATAATCTACACAGAGGAGATATGATTTTAGATAATGTAGATTATGAAGGACATGAAATTATATTGCAAGGTAAAAACAAGTTTTCAGGTTGGAAATGTTGGGCAGGTCTTGACGGTGTAAATATTGATATGTGGGGCAATCTGTATAGAGCAGATTGTCAATATGGAGGTGCATTAGGTAATCTTGAAAGATACAAACTTCCAAAAGAAGAATTAGTCTGTGGCAAAACTGTATGTAGTTGTTTAAGTGATATATACATTAGGAAAGAAAAATGAGAATACTTGTAACAGGAAATCCAAATTACGAAGGGTTATGCAAAGGAATATACCAAGCATATAATCATAACTTTGTAGAATTTATTGGCAGATACAATGGTTGGGATATGACTGACTTAGATGCTATTGTAGATCATGTGAAAGATTATAATGTTTTTGT